TGAACTCGGGAAACGTTACGGGCTGAATAATTACATAAACCTTGTGTTTAGAAAAGACTTCTCCGCACAAGTCTTAAAGGCAAACATGAAGATTGTCGGCAACTGTGAGTATGGTTTGCTTTTATATAGAGACAAACTCCCTAAGTTCAACAATGACGGACGAATGATATTCAACTGCTTCGACTGGGTGCGGGACGGTGAGACTCCCAAGGTGCACCCAACGCAAAAGCCGGTACCGCTACTTCGTAGATTGATAGAAATATTCACCGACAAGGGTGATGTAGTCATAGATCCGTGTGCCGGTAGTGGCTCTACTTTGTTAGCCTCTGCCCAATTAGGACGTAAAGCATACGGATTTGAAATAAAGAAAGATTTCTTTAGAGAGGCTAATAAGTTGGTTTTATCCCGAGTCCAACAATCGTTATTTTAACCTTTAACTCCATAAAAATAAATCAATTATGACACACTGGAAAACCCAATTTAATTACCCATATCTGGGCGCTCACAGCCTTCCGGAAGGCAAAGATTTAATCCTTACTATCCGAGAAATGAAGCGCGAAGAAGTGACCGGGGAAAACGGTAAGAAAGATATGTGCTTAATCGCATATTTTCACGAGAATGTCAAACCGATGGTAGTTAACAAAACCAACTGTAAAACATTGGAGAAACTGTTTAAAACGCCAGATATTGAGCAATGGATCAATAAGGCTATGCAAGTCGGCTCCGCTCGTGTAAATGTAAAAGGAGAAATGGTAGATGCACTTCGTATCAGACCATTTGCGCCGAAACTGGATGATACCAGATCAACCGTTGAAACCGGCTCCGCAATCTGGAACAACATTATAGACGGTTTAAAAGGCGGCTATACAGTAAATCAGGTTATCGCTAAGTACAAACTAACCAAAGAACAAATAAAAGAATTACAGAAACATGAAATCCATTAGAATAAAACGGGCAACAACTTGTGGTGTCAGGGTTTGCGAAGGTGAATTATTTGAGGCGCATGGCTTTCAGTTCTGTATAACAAATAGTTTTGATCCGGTTATCTATTATGCCATCGAAGTAACCTCCGGTATGTCTGCATGTAAGCGGTTTACATTTTATTTTGAGAATGAATACGCTTGCATTAAAGCTGTAAAGCAATGGATTGTACAGAATGGAGCACTTTTCGATAATAATTTGCTTGATCGTAGTAAAAAGGCACTGATAAAATACAATATTAAATTTCCTCTAAATAATAAAATATGAAATCCGCTGAACAAAAAGAATTTGAATGGAAAGAAAAACGGCGTGGTCTGATTACAGCCTCCGTTCTTCCTGATCTGATGAAAGCCGGCAAAGGTACGCCATTTGGCAAAGCCGCTTTAGATGTGATGTTTGCTGTTCGCTATGAACGCCGAACCGGAGTAACCCGAGAAAACGGCACAGCAAAGGCCTTCGATTGGGGGCACGAAAATGAACCGCTCGCCGTGGAATGGCTACGTACGCAGCTATTAAATGAAATCAAGTCCTGTACTACCGATTTTGAGGACATCGTATTTAACGAGCCGTTTGAAGGCTTTGGCGATTCGCCGGATGCCTATGTATATGGCTTTGATGGAAAAGTATCGGCACTGGTTGAAATTAAGTGCCCGATGTCACAAGGAAAGATCGAGTCACTACAACTGCTACAGGAAATTAACGACAAAGATGAATACTATTGGCAGTTTCTCGGGCATTTCCTCGGTCGCCCGGATATAGATACCCTATATTATGTCATCTATGACGGCTATGTAAATGACGGGCGTCTGCTTGAAATGCACCGGAGTGATCACACTGAAAACATACAGAAGTTGTATGACCGGGTACGACTGGCAAATGAAATGATAGACGAATCATTACGGAGTGGTCGGGATTTTCCGGAATGTATCGACAAGGCTAAGGAAGTTTTAGCGATAAAGGTTGAAATTGAAACATTAAAACCGAAAGCAAAAGGCAATGTCCCGGTACAAAATCAAATAACAAGGCTAAAAAAGCAATTAAAGAAATTGAAATTAGCAAGTACTGTCACAACACATTAACATAACATTTTAAAATATACAATTATGATGCACACTTGGTTTTTATGCAAAATCCGTTACGAGAAAATAGACTCAGACGGAGTTAACAAAAAAGTTACTGAACCCTATTTAGTCGATGCACTCAGCTTCACCGAAGCGGAAGCACGTATTATCGAAGAAACAACACCATTTATCACTGGCGAATTTACCGTTACCGATATAAAACGCGCCAATTATAGCGAACTCTTTCCATCTGATGAAGAAGCGGCCGATAAATGGTATGCCGGACGACTTGCTTTCGTTGTGCTGGATGAAAAGACCGCAAAGGAGAAACGAACCTATACGAATGTACTTGTACAGGCCGCCGATCTCCGCGATGCTATGAAGAAAGTAGATGAAGGTATGAAAAATACCATGGCGGAATATCAATCTATTGCATTGAAAGAAACTGCAATTATGGATGTCTACCCATATCGTTCAAAGGATAAGTAACAACAAACCGGGTGAAAGTCCCGGTTAACGGAGCGTAGCTTAAAGGATAGAGCAGCGGCGCGCAGTAAAGACAGCAGTATAGGCGGTTCGATTCCGCCTCGCTCCACTACTAACTAATATTATCAAGATGGCAAAATACAACAATACTAAGTACAAAGGATACGACTCTATTCGCGAGTATAGACGGGCGCAAGAACTGAAACTGCTCGAGAAAAAGGGAATTATCTCTGATCTGCAAGAGCAGTGTAAATACGAGCTTATTCCGGCACAATACGAGTATTATGAAGTGAAGGGAGTCCGGAAGATGCTGCAGAAAAGAAAGCTATTGGAGAAGTCCCTGTCCTACTATGCCGACTTCGTTTATTATCGTGATGGCGAATTAGTGGTGGAAGATGCGAAAGGGATGAAAACGAAAGAGTATATAATCAAAAGAAAACTGATGCTTAGCATACATGGTATCAGAATAAAGGAGGTTTAATCATGGCAAAGAAAATCATTCAATCACAAAGTAAACCGGACTGCCGGAAGTGTAAGTATGGAGGTGAAGAAAAGAATTATATGTGTTACTGCTCCGCTCTGAGTGTCTTTAGATCGGTAGGCGTAAGGCCGTGCAGTTATTATGTTTCTCGATAATATGGATGGATATACGTTAATGGAACAAATGCGAAGAGCACGCAGACGCAACAGGCTTACCGCTACCGAACAAGCACTATTTTATGAATTAGTTGCAGTTTGTAATAGCGAGGGTTGGGAGGACGTTTTCAGTTGCTCAAACATTGAACTATGCTGTTCCCTCAATATCGACGAGAAAACTTTAGTTCGGGCACGGTTATCTCTAATTAATGCAGGACTGGTTTATTATAAATCGGGTAAAAGTAGAAGAGTAGTCGGTTTATATTCTTTCTCTAAAAAGTTCAAAGATGAATCGCCAAAGAAAAAGCCGACTACCGGAAAAAATACGGTAGATGTGCCAACCGAAAAGCCAACCGAAAAGAAAGGAGATACGCCAGCCGATGCGCCAACCAATATGGGAGCCAATCAGCCAGCCGATGCGCCAGACTATATTAAAACTAAAACGGAAACTAAACTAAAAGAACTCTCTCTATCTCTCGACGAGCTTTCTTTTATCTCTTTTGAGTTTTTAGATGTCTTTCTGTTGTGGCTGGAATACAAAAAAGAACGAAGAGAAAAATATAAATCTGATCGGTCTGTTAAGGCATGCTATGACAAGTTAGTCAGACTAAGCGGAAATGATGCGAATGTAGCAAATGAAATCGTTAATCAGTCTATCGCCAACAACTGGGCAGGGCTTTTTGAACTTAAAAATAATTGTAGAAATGGAAACAAGGAGCAAACAAATGATGTCGATCAAACAACTATTATCATTCGGAAGGCCGACATCTGACCCTGTGCCCGCAAAGGATCGGGCAGAATGGTTTAAAGAGTGTTGCCGTTTTGTATGCAGCAATTTTCAAATAGACAAATCAAACCGAAATGTGATGAATCAAATATTTCTGTACATGGAAAAGGACAGGTCGAAACTGGACCCGGAAAAAGGTATTTTGCTTTGTGGCCCGGTCGGAACCGGAAAATCTACCATTATGCAGATAATGAACCGATACAGATACTTTGTAAGCGGACAGGATAAAGGCGGTTATCCGATGGGAGGTTTCCGTATTGATTCTGCTTCATTCATTGCAAATAGCTTTTCTATGCGAGGCAAGGATGCACTGGAATTGTACACGTACAACAATGGCAGTCCGCGCATGATGTGCTTCGATGAATTAGGGCGTGAACCCATTCCGGCAAAATACTTCGGTACAGAGTTGAATGTAATGCAATATATCTTTCAGTGCCGATACGAGCTCAGGAAAGAAGCCTTAACGCATGCAACAACAAATCTATCAATAAAAGATTTGCAACTTAAATACGGCGCTTATATCGCTGATAGAATTAATGAAATGTTTAATGTGATCGAATTAGGAGGCAGCAGCAGACGATGACACCGATAAAAAGAAATAAGAATCCAGCAGGTGACTTTAAAAAGTCAGTAGTTCGCATAGACCTCGATGACTGGAAGCGACTCGACGCTATCAAAACTAAATACAAATTCAAAAGTATCTACGAAATCATGCAATATCTGGTAGGTGCATTTCTGAGAGTCGCCGATCCGGAACACGAAGAAAATGACGATCCCATACCGGACGAAATTACGGAAATGTTCAGCGACTTTGCGCAGGCTGAGAGGCAGTTCAACTACTCAAAGCCGAAACGGGCATTGCCGCAACACGTGAAAGACGAGAAGAACGGACAACTACGATTTAAATTTTAAATAATGATCAAGAAACCAATCAACGCAAATTATTTGCAAGATGTTCCGGAACATCATAAGCCCGTGAACGAACAGAACCGGAAGTATATCGACCGATTCGTTACAGAGAATTACGAACGCTTAAACAGCAAGTTTAAAACAGACGAAAAGATCAATTCAAGCGGATTCGGGGCACTCGACAAACTGAACGAGACACTTCTAAGGCTTTATACTGATCCGGATTTATGCTTTACGAACTGGCCGGATGCAGAACGGTATATGTCGAGCAAGTTCACTGAAAAAGAACTACGCATCCCGGTTCGGAAACCAAAGAGAGGGGATGAAGTGGAGAATTAATTTAAAACAATACAGGAATGAATAAAAAGGAGGCGGGGTGTAAATCCGCCTCCCTGTCTACTCTCAACCCTCTTCACGTATCCTTATCCGCTTGTAGAAACCAAGGTTTAAGTATGTGTAAGTTGTTGTTTTCGCTGTTACTGGGATGGGGTTCTGACAATTTTTGATACAATCTGATATTTTATTTGATAGCATCCCAGCTATTATTGATAGCAGGAATTCTTTCATAAAATGATTGTTTATTTTTAGTAACAGTATATACCTGGTAGGATTCGAACCACATATCCAATTGAAAGTTGGAGCTTAACCATTCGGCCACAGGTATAAAAACAGAAGCAAATATACATTTTTAATTGATAGAAAAAATATTATGGCAAAAATTTATGTAGCAAGTAGCTGGAGAAACTCATATCAGCAGGATGTTGTATCGTTTCTCCGAAATGAAGGTCACGAAGTGTATGATTTTACACATCCAAACAGTGACATGAATTATGGCTTTTCATGGTCGAATATTGATCCTAATTGGAAGAACTGGACCACACAGCAGTATCGGGAGGCTCTCAATCATCCGATTGCACAGAAAGGTTTTGAATTAGATTTCAATGCTATGAAATGGGCGGATGTCTGTGTTATGGTTCTTCCTTGTGGTCGGTCTGCTAATACAGAAGCCGGATGGATGAAAGGTGCAGGTAAAAGAGTTATGGTTTACTCTCCAAAGGAGCAAGAACCGGAGCTTATGTATAAGATATACGACTTCATAAGTGACAGTATGTTTAGAATCAATGATAAGATAAATAGAGTATAACAAAGCAGAAAGGAATCAAATTATGGAAAAGATGTATGTTGTAAGAAAGAGGAATGGAATACTTAATCTGTTCATCGGTGGCCATGCAATAAAATTACCTAATACATGGGGATTCACTGACGGTGCAATTGTTGTTCGTTTGGATAAAGAAGATTTTCCCAATGTGAAATGGGAAGATGATGAGCCGACGGAAGTTTTACTTGTCCAAAAGAAAAATAAATTCAAAGAATAATCCTCAAATCAAATTAGAAAGGAGCCAAACATGAAAGTAGGAGAATATTCATATTCTATACACGGACGAAATTACAGAATATGCGTGTGTGATTATTCAGACGGGAAAACACAAATATCAAGTCCCGTTCGTAACGAACCACTTTACATCGACCGAGAAGAAGCCCGGAAACGTGTATACGAGTTGAACGGCTGGAAGTATAAACCTAAAATGACAAAGCATGAATAAAGCAGAACATTACATTCAACAGACCACAACGGAACGAGTTCGTTCGCGTGGCCTGATTCGAACAGTCGCAACAGAGGCTATTCGAATACAGCGAGAAGAAACGACAGCAAATGCAGTCACAGTATTTAAACAGATGTGCCCGTCAAGAGTCAGCAAGGGTTGCGCGAATGTGACTCACAAGAAAGAAACTCAGTCAACCCGATGCGATGGGAATTGTAAGCGCATCAAGTATTTACTTGCTGGTATGAATAAGCTGGAATGAAGTATTTAATTAAACGGATTCAATGTGTATCGGGCGAAGTAACCGATACGCATTATGTGAACATTGAAACCAATAATATTGAAGCTACCAGAAAGGAACTGCACGCATGTTATCAATGCGATAGGATATTATTTAGCTATGAACAAATAAATAAAACACAATGAGCAGAAACCCATATTACATTAAAATGATCAACTCGCAGCGGTGGAAGAACCTACGTTGCGATAAACTGAGAGCTAATCCGGTTTGCGAAGTGTGCGAGGCGAACGGATTAAGTACGCTTGCAACCGAAGTACACCACAAAACCCCGGTTGAATCCGTTTCGCATGAACTCGGAATGAAACACCTTATGTTTGATCGAACGAACTTACAGAGCCTTTGCCATGCGTGCCACTCTGAGATACACCGACGCGCGTTTAGCCATTCGAAAGAAGCAATTCAGGCAAACAATAGACGGGCAACAGAGCGTTTTGCGGATAAGTTTTTGAAATGAAATTAAGAGGGTACGTCTACTTTTGACGTACCCTCTTAACTATTTATTGATCCATTCTATATTTTTTATTCCATTAGTTGGATATAATTTCGCATTTGTCGAGTCTTCCTGAACGACAATATATTTAGTACCTAGAAAAACTAATCTATGTTGTGCATCCGTTTCTATTATATCTCCATTAATAGACTCAATTTTAACAGTAGTATTATAGAAATGAGGTATTCTCTTCTTTACATCAGAGCAAAAAAATATCATGGCAATGAAAATCATTAAATGAAAAATAATATCACCTCTTCCATATTTGCAATATGCAAAGACAGCGCCTGCAATTATATAATAGATACTTGCCGCTGGATATAAGTCTAGTATAAACGAAGTTGTGACAATTATTAATATCAAAAACAATAATCCTCCCCAATAAAACAAACACCTCTTTTTAGAATATCTTCTTATATACTTACTTAAAGACTCTAAAATCTTATCTTTCCGCTCTTTTAATGAATCAAGCAGAGGGGCAGCAATTAGTGATATTCCACCAAACACAATAGAAAAAGAAATGAGTGACGGTATTAAAAAAGAAGCAAAAGTAAATTGTATATCATCCCATGTTATAATACTTGTCATATCCAAATCAAATGGCGCCAAACAATGCCAAATCATAACTAACGAGAAATAATAATACATGAAAGCGAACACACTTATAGTTGAAAGTATGTAGGAAATGTTCTTAGTATTCATTTGTGCAAGATTTATATTGTAAAATTTATTGCAAATATAAATATCTTCTTGTATATATACAAAGCGGGGTGGTCTTTTTTTGAGGGCGACAGACCGTCCAAACCCACGCCCACCAGTTTTTACACGCGCGGAGAATTTTCAAAACGAGGGGGTATCCGTTGGGGGTGACATTTTCCGTTACAATCTACGAGCTACCAAATACTTACTTAAAAAACATACGTGTAAAAAGCGCGTAAAAACATGGCAACTTTAGACGACATAACAGAAAAAATCCGTTCCGCAATGGAAGCACAAGGCACATACACCCCTGAACTTGATTTGTGTATAGAGCTTTGTGCCGGGTCTTATATGGCGTTCCGGATTGCTCTATCTGACATCTCAAAAAAGCGGATGAAATCTTTCACTAAAGAGATAACCCGCGAGAATAATGAAAAGCTGGTTGCACATCCGGCTTTTAAAACTCTGTTTGATGCGCTTGAAGCCACTCGCAAACAGTTACGCGAACTTGGTTTGACATTGCAGACCCTTGCATCAGGTGAAGCCGACGAAGTAACCGAATTAATTGACGAAGTAAACAAGGCGGATGACTATGAATAAGGAGGAACTTATACAGCTAAAGACTGCTACCGTTGACGCATTGCGCTCCGTTGATATAAACTCTTATCAGTTAGATAAAGCGGATATCCGGTTAAACACTTATATAGCCGGATGTATAGGCAACCCGGAGGCGCATAACCTTTACGAGTTACTTGCGATCCGTCGTTTCTTTTATCTGCTGGATAAATACGACTTTAGACCCGGTAAGGTCCGCCGCTTTATTGTGTTTTACGAAAAGTTGAAGTTTTCCGGCACTAAGGGGCTGACGCGATATAAGCTAACTCCGGTTCAGGTATTTCAATTCACGAACATACTCGGTTTTTATAGACCAGGGACAAATAAACGCCTGATTCGTGACGCTCTGCTATTTGTCCCTCGTAAATTCAGCAAAACGACAAGTATCGCAAGTTTGGCAGTATTCGACTTGTTGTTTGGCGATGCTAATGCACAAGCATACGTTGCCGCCAATTCCTACAATCAGGCTAAGATATGTTTTGATGAAATCCGCAACATCCTGAAAGCGTTAGACCGGAAGTTGCGACATTTTAAGATTAACAGAGAGATCATAAATAACAAAATAAAGGGCAAAACCTCTTTCGCCCGGTGTTTGGCGTCCAGTCCCGACAAACTGGATGGGCTTAATGCAAGCACGGTGATAGTAGACGAATATTCGCAAGCCGATAGCGCCGCTTTGAAGAACGTTTTAACTTCTTCAATGGGTGCACGGCTCAACCCTTTGACCATCGTAATAACAACCGCCTCAGACAAGCATACAACCCCGTTCACTGAAATGCTTTCAATATATAAAGCCATTCTACGCGGTGAGGCTGAGAACGATTCTATTTTCGCCCACATCTTTGAACCCGACATAGACGATGAAGAAGGTGATCCGGCAACGTGGTATAAAGTACAACCCCACATGGGGATCACGGTTTACGAGGACTTTTACAAGGACGCTTATCAAAAGGCGCTATATAGCGCACCTGACGCATTAGAGTTTCGCACAAAGCTCCTTAACATCTTTGCGGTCAATTCTGAAACGAAATGGATTGAGGCAAGGGAGATCGAGGAACGGTATAAGGCTATCCCTGTAGATAAGATCACAAGTCACCCGCCTACGATGGTAGGAGTTGATTTATCGGTACGTGATGACTTTTCAACTGTAACGTATAATATCTATTCCCCGGATACTAAGTCATTTCATTCCGTTACGGATTACTATTTTCCGGAAGGCGCTTTGCCCGGACACCCTAACCGGGAATTATATGAAGGATGGGTCAAGGCCGGATATTTGAAGCTATGTCCGGGCGAAGTGATTGACTACGAAATGATCGTGAATGATATTTTAGCCCGGGCAAAGTACTTGAAAATTCTCGGAATTGGATATGACCCATATAAGTCGGCTGAGTTCGTAAATCTATTATCCGCATCGGTTGGCTATGCAAATGACTACATAAGTCCGGTAAAACAGACATACGGAACGTTTACAAGTCCTATAGAATCGTTTGAACTCGCGCTGCATCGCAATAAAATAACATTTGACCCGAATCCAATAACGCCGTATTGCTTTGGTAATGCCGTTCTTGACGAAGATAGAAACATGAATAAAAAGCCGATCAAACGAACGCATAATAGTAAGATCGATTCAACGATAACGAATCTTATGACATTTTACCTGTTTAACACTTATACAAATTAAAATATGAAGATTTTCAATATTCTAACAAGACAAATACGTAGTATTTCCGAAGGTTTAGGCAATGGAAGTATTGCTCAAAATCAGGGTAACACAAATGCAAATGTACGTATAACCTCCGTTCCAGCTCAACCCGTTAATGTAAATTCGTCCGAAAAAGCAATGCAACTTGCGGCGGTATACAGATGCGTTTCCATTCTTTCCGGAACAATAGCCTCACTGCCTTTGCTGATAGAACGAAAACAAGACGGATATTTTTCTGTTGATGAACGCCACGAACTATACAAACTGCTTGTGCGCCGCCCGAATTTAAGGCAAAACTCTTATGACCTGATGCAGAATGCAGTTATACAGGTTGTGTTGGCTGGAAATGCCTACATTTTTATTCGCAGGACATGGGGAGAAATAAGCGAACTTATACTGTGTGCGCCTAATACCGTAACTTATGACAAGTTTCGCAATATATATAAGATTTGCGACCCTATCAACAGAGTAAACGGAACCTTTGAGGCTGATGATGTTATACATCTTAAAAACAAAAGTCTCGATGGAGGTTACACAGGAGTAAGTACAATCTATTACGGTTCCCGCGTACTCAGCATTGGGGGCAGCGCAGATAATCAAGCGCTCCATCTTTTTCAAAATGGAAGCAAGATAAAAGGTATTGTTTCAGGAGCCAAAGAAGGCACTCAGGGAATTGCCGGTATGACTGATACTCAGACATCAAGTGTTGCCGAACGGATCGAGAATGAATTAAATTCCGGCCGGGGTATCGTATCAGTAAGCGGCGACGCTTCTTTTCATCAGCTTTCGATAAATCCGATTGACTCTCAATTGCTGGAACAGATGAAGCACTCTATTTTAGAGATTTGCCGCATGTTCGGCGTACATCCTGATAAGGTCTTTGCCGGACAACCCACAAACTACAAAGCCTCAGAAATGGGACAAGTGTCATTCCTTACTGACACATTACTTCCTATTCTCAAACAGTTTGAGGCGGAACTCAATGTGAAGCTAATTCCTGACAGTGTATCGCATCTGTACCGTATCCGCTACGATATTGATGTTTTGTACCAAACTGATCTCGCAACGCAGATAACCTACATGAAAGGAGGCTACGAACTTGGTCTTTTTACCACAAACCATTTACGGGCAATGAAAGGATTGCCACCTGTTCCCGGTGGTGATACTGTTATGACCAGTTGCAATGTCGCCCCGATTGACAGTCCTAAAATCAGAGGTGAATCTTCCGGGGAAAATAAAAGCGAGCTACCAAATAATGAATAAAAAACATATGGTAAAAACGGTATGGAAATTAGAAGTTATACGGATATAGCATCACCCAAGATTTCGGAAGGCCGGATGATAGAAGGCTTTGCCGCCGTATTCGATCAGGAGAGCAGGCTTAATTTTGACCAGAAAACAAAGTGCTTCTTTATTGAAGTGATCGAGCGCGGCGCCATAACAGACGAGTTAATTCAATCATGTGATATAAGGGCACTGATTGAGCATAACGCACAACGGATGATAGCCCGTTCAAGATATGGAACCGGTTCTCTTTCTTTAATGGTGAATGATTACGGACTCGGATATAAGTTATCCGCTCCTAATACTCCGGATGGCGACTATGCAGTAGAAATGATTTCAAGAGGTGATTTGTACGGTTCATCATTTGCTTATTCTACAGATGACAAAAAGAACGTCACGTACAAGAAGTCGGACGGGTTACTCTATCGAATCGTTCACAAAATAGATCGAATTTCAGATATTTCGATTGTTGCCAACCCTGCCTATTATGGAACGGACGTCACTTTGCGAAGTTTAGAGGAAATAGACAGTTCACTAACAGATAATTACTACAAAGAACAAATTAATAACTTACGAAAATTTATCTAACAATGAAAAAGGAAATTAACAGAATTGCAGAAATTAAAGAAGAAATGCGCACAATGCTTGATGCGGCAGAAGTCGAAAAAAGATCACTCACCGAGGATGAATCCAAGACTTTTGCAGCTTTGAAAAATGAAAAAGATTTGCTGCAAATGAAGATCGAACGTAGAAGTCTCGATACTGAACCGGAAAGAGATCGGATTACTCCAACAAGAGCATTGTTTCCGCAAGCGGTTTACGATGTGGTATATCATAGATCACTTGATGACTATAACGGGGTTGTCACTGAGGACGGAATCAAAGTAGTTGAACGCGGTTTGACTGTGACCGATACAGCTACCGTTGCTGATATCGTGCCTGTTACAATCGGAGAAATCATTGACCCGCTGGAAAAAGGGCTTATCATTAATAAGCTGGGTATCAAAATGCAAAGCGGGCTTGTAGGAGAACTTATATTCCCCACTTTACAGGCTATTGAGGCCAGCATTGCGGGTGAAAACGCCGCAATTGGAGATACAAAACTTTCACTCGGAAAAATAAAATCCACTCCTAAGCGTGTGTCTATCTCTGTTCCGGTGTCAAAACGGGCTATCAGTCAGACTAATTACTCGCTTCAAGATGTTGTCTTGAAACAAATTTCACTGGGAAGCGCACGACTTCTGAACAAATGGATGTTTTCAGGTACACAGTTAGAAGGCGCCAGTTCCGGCCCATTCGTTAAAGACGCTTCTGTAACGTATACAGACTCCCCGTCTTTTGCTAATGTTGTCGCATTGGAAACGGCGGTTATGGCTGAGGGTGTCGATGTAACCGACGGAACTGCCGCATATGTTTGTACTCCGGCTGTTTATGGACAACTAAAATCAACTCCGATTGAAAAAGGATCACCTAAAATGATTCTTGAAGATGGTAAGATTAATGGTTATCCGGTACTTGTCACCTCCTATATGGCAACCGATACTATCGGTTTTGGTGTGTTCTCTTATGTTGCCATCGGGCAGTTTGGCGATATTGACTTAGTGATTGACCCCTATACACAAGCCAAAAGCAATATTGTAAACTTCGTGTTAAACTCAGATTATGATATTGTGACTGCGCGAAGCGAAGCTTTTGCCGTAGCAAAGAAAGCAGCTTCATCTGCCGGAGCATAACGACCAAACTAAGTATTAATCAAAGGCTGGGGCTTCGGCCTCGGCCTTCTTCATTTCTAAAAGATGAAAGAATACGTAACACTTGAAGAGTTAAAGCAACATCTTAATGTTGATTTCGACAATGACGACGCTTATATACAGGGGTTGATCATTCCGGTACAACTCAGTATCGAGGCTTATCTCAATGCCCCGATTGAATCGTTCGTTAAAGACGACCGGATAGACCCGCGAATCTGGCATGCCATTCGTATTATAGCTGCAAACTATTATGCGAACCGTGAAGATATAACTTTCGCCACGCCTAATATCATTCCTGGTCATATTGCCTTCTTACTTCAACCCTTAAAACGATATACATAATGCAGGCGGGACTATTGACAGACATTATAAGTTTTCTACATCCCCAGACGATTCGCGATGCTTTGGGCGGTACGTCTGAGAGATGGATGGAAGCTTTCAAGAAGCGTGCGTGTGTCCGGTATAAATCCGGTACGCGCAAAGAGATAAACGGCGAGGTGCTCAACACTCACACCGTCACGATCATGGTACGTTACAGCAGAGATATAAGCGAAAAAATGCGCATTGTCTACGAGGGACGTAAATACAAAATAGCCTTCATCCATCCGGATAGAAAGGCACAGTCTATAACCATCGAAGCAGAATTAATCAATGAGTAATATTGTACAAGCATCCTACCGGGTTGAGGTTGACGCCTCTAAGGTTAATGCGTTATTGGCCGCACTGAATGACAAGGAGGCAAAGAAGGCTATTAAATCCGGACTCCGTAAATCAGCAAGTATCATTCGAAAGCAAGCGCAAAAAAATTGGGTTGCATCTGTTCCGGGTGGGGCTGGATTGAAAAAAGAAATAAATATTGCAGTTTACCGCAATGCGTCCGGCGCACGGGTTGACTTACTCGACAAACGGCGGAAAGGTTCAAAACAGTTTGTTTTGAAATTCTTCGAAAGCGGTACGGAACAACGAGCTACCAATAGAGGAGCAAACAGAGGTATTATAGAGGCCACTCACTTTTTTAAAAGCGCAGTAGACTCTAAAAAAAGTGAGGCTGAGAACTCACTGGAAAGAAACATTTTGGATTCAATACAAAAAGTAATAGATAAAAAGAAATGAGCTTATCAATCAGCAAACATACATTCTCAAAACTCAGTGAGTCGGAAAGTTTAACGCAACTTGTCGGAGATAGGATTTATCCTATTTCTACTAAAAACGCTACTTCTTTCCCGTTCGTTTTGTATAAGCGTAGTGCACTTACTCCGGCTTATACAAAGGATAGATACGCCAGTGGGGATAGTGTCACTATTGAGGTTATTGCCGCCAGCGATAACTATTCAAATTCAGTCGAGGTTATTGAGGCGGCACGCAAAGCGCTTGAAGGGAAGCGGGGTAAATACGACGATTTCAAAGTAACGGGTGCTAAACTTATCGCCGCCGATGAAGATTTCATTGAAGAAACTTTCATCCAGCGACTTACATTTGAAATTGAGACGGATTCAGTAGAGTAACTAACATTTAAATATTGAAAACAATGAAAGCAAATGCAGTATTAGGAAAAGATTTCATGCTATTTGTCGGCGGAAAGGCGCTGGCGTTGGCTACATCCTGTAAATTGTCAATCTCGGCCGAAACGATTGACACACAAAGTAAAGATTCCGGCATTTGGACGGAAAAAGACATAAAAAAATTGTCTTGGAACGGTTCAAGTGAAAACCTATTCAGTGCAGACGATAAAGTAAACGGATATGATGTTCTTTTGGACTTAATGTTAAAACGCAAGCCTATCGAAGCAAAATTCGGTATTCCGGCAAACGCAGATTCAGATGAAGTTCCCTCTTCCGGTTGGACTCTTCCGGCCGCATCTTATTCCGGTAATGTCTTAATTACAAATCTAGAATTAAATGCACCTGATGGTGATAAAGCAACTTTCTCCGCCACATTCGAAGGCACAGGAAAACTTAGCCCCAGAGTGTCCGGAGATGGAGGTATAGTGGATGATCCGACCGCGTAAACGATGGAAAGGGCGGGAATCCCGCCTTTTCTTTTTCTAACTCAAAAAACTTATCATAATGAAAACGATCACTATCAAAAAACAGAAGTACATTTTAAAGTATACATTGCGCGCCTTCTTTATCTTCGAAAATCTCACAGGTAGGCAGTTTGCGTTCGGCCGGATGTTGGACGAATATCTACTGTTTTACTCTATTCTTCTGGCAAATAACAAAGATACATTCTTAATGCCTTTTGATGAATTTATAGAGGCGTGTGAGTCTGATCCGGCTCTGTTTCTCTCTTTCAAAGAGTTCTTCGTAAAAGAGATTGAATTACTTGAACAGGCAGCAGATAGCACAAAAAAAAAGACGACTCCGAAGAAGCGTGCAGTATCCGGGAACTCTACGCCCGCGTTGTAGGTGAGGGCGGTATTGCACCTGATTATTTCCTCGACCGGATGACGCTCACAGAAGTTCGCTACTTCTTAGAGGGGTTAGGCAGGCGTAACCGGGAAAGCTGGGAGCAGACCCGGATCATTGCGTATGTCATCGCTCAGGCGAATAGCACAAAACAACTAAAGCAATCGGATATACTTCGTTTCCCATGGGATGAAGCGAAGGAAGACGAAAAGAAACGCACATCCGTTACGGATGAAGAAGTGAAACGATTGCGGGCAAAAGCAAAACTAATCGAAAAAGAAATGAATCATGTCTGATATAATAACACGACTATTACTTAAAACGAATGACTTTGACGCAAACCTAAATCGGGCAAAAGGTTCGGTTAACAGCTTTCAAGGCGGTATTTCCAGTATGGCAAAAACCGCCGGGGCTGGTATAATGAAGTTTGCCGGGACAATTGGCATTGCGGTGGGGGCCAGTGAAGCGTTTATGAAAACGATACGCGGTTCTCAGACAACCAGCGATGAGTTTGATGCCCAGATGCGCACATGTCAGACATCTGTAAATGAATTTTTCACCAGTTTGTCTACCGGGGATTTTACTTATTTTCTGGGTGGATTGGATAGTATAATATCCAAGTCCAGAGACGCGTATGCAGCATTAGATCAATTAGGAAACGCCCGCATCAGTTACGACTATTTTCGGGAAGATTTTAATGCTGCTATGGCTGAGTCCCGTAGTGTAGCTATGGATAGTACTGCGTCAAAAGAGCAAAGGGAGGCCGCATTAAAGGAATGGACAAAAGCTCTTGAAGATAAAAAAAACAAGGCGTCATCTGTCAGTTCAGATGCTCTTACAGCTTTAAAAACTGTATTAGTTGAAGGAAATCTGTTAAATGCTGACGATGTGACATTGGAAGACTTTGCCAAGGTGCTTAGCTATGATGTTGCCGGAAGTAAACGCGATGTTCTAAAGTCTGAAATGGCTAATAAGTATGATACTTATAAAATCAAATATGCCGAATTAGAGCGGCGTAAAAAAAACGGAGGGCTTGCAGACTGGGCATTTCCGGAGTCAAAAGAAGCAAAAGATAGGGCATCTCTTAATGATTTTATAGCTTCTAAGCAAGCCGAACTCAATAAGGAATATAAGGATGCTATTTTGTTTCAACAGGCTATTGTAAAATGGAAAGATGAAGAATTGATCAAAGCGGTGCAGTTGGGAAAAGAGTACAAACAAATAAATCAGGAACTTGCCAATGATAAGAAAACATTTGATAGGGTTCGGGATAGAATCAATAAACCTAAAAAGAATCCAAAAGAAAACGAAGAAAAAAAGCCCTTAAAGGATACTCTTTCATGGTATGACATCCAGATAACGGAGTTAAACAAAACTCTTGTAAGTTCTGCATATAGGCAGGCACGCGCCACTATTCAGGCCACAATAAATGAACTTGAACAAAAGAGAATAAGCCTAAAAATGCAGATCGACGGTGATGTATTCAAAGGCAAGCACGGCGAAATGAAAGATGGTGAATTGTTATTGCCAGCCTCTAAAGTTCCGGATATAGCCAAGATTTACTCCGATTCCGGTACAGAGTTTGCCAAGCTGGAAAGCATGTATAGTGAAATGATTGCAGAAAGACAGAACGCATTATCAAAAGCAACAGATGAGGAGCAGCAAGCATTTATTCAATCTCAGATCGGCAAGCTAAAAAGTACATTGAAAGAACTTCGTTCCATGCAGAAAGAATCAGATGTGACAGGTCATATCTATGCTGCCTATCAAAACAATGCAGGTAGTAAAAAACAGGGTTCATTTGATTTAAGGAAAGAAATCGGAAACATGAAGTTGCCCAAGTTCGAATCTCCAATAAAAAAAGAGGATATTGATTTAAATCAGCAGTATGCTGACTCTTTAGGAGATGTAAGTAATGTTATGGGCAGCTTATCCGGCCTGTTTGATAGCAATACTGCATCTGTTTTGCAGTGGGGCAGCAGCCTAATAGGAACTATAGCACAAGCTATCCCAAAAATCTTAGAAATGTCTACGGCTAACGAAATAGAGGCCGCTTCCGCTACTAAAAGCGCATCCGCAAATACTTTGGCGGCTGGTTCAGAGGCACTAAAAGCACATGCAGGTATTCCATTCGTCGGTATTGCAATGGGGGTTGCTGGGGTTGCAGCGATAATTGCCGCAATGGCAAGTATTCCCAAATTTGCAAACGGCGGTATCGTTCCTGGAATTTCGTTTGCAGGTGATAAAGTTCCTGCAATGCTAAATAGTGGTGAAATGATTTTGAATGGTTCACAACAAGCGAACTTATTTAAAATGCTCAATACCGGATTGAATATTAGCCACCCCAACATTTCACTACCTTCCGGTCATCTGGCGGGCATAATCTCACCCTCTGAGAATGATCGCAGAATTGATGTATCTGGCGACTGGATACTAAGAGGCGATACCATTTTTTTACAACTAAAAAACTACATGAAGAAAACAGGAAAAAAATTATGATGAATTACGGCACAATATATACACTATACTTTCGATCACGGAAAGAAGAAGATAACTATACGGTAGAAATACAGAAAGAAGGCTATACAGGGCGAGTTGCTGAGTTAACAGGGAGCGGCGACGCTCCTTTTTCTGTAGAAATTGCGGATGATGACTTTCTTTATGTTCCTACCCGTTTTTCTACAGCTACTATTAGAGTTGTAGGAAACGACTACTTGCAAAGCCTATACTCGACCGGATATCAGCAGTACCGCGTTAACTTTAAGCAAGGTAATAAAATTGTTTGGACTGGATTCGTTACCCCAGAATTATATACTCAGGATTACACTTCCAACAAATTTGATTTAGAAGTTCAGTGCGTATCTGCAATGAATACATTAGAGTATATCAACTATAAATTAAAAAACGAAACGGACAAAGGATTTATTTCACTGTGGGAATTATTGACACGTTGCGTCTCCGAGTCTCACGGTTCTTATTCGGCTATATATATTCCACATGTTTACGCTAAAAATTTGGCAGATTATGATGCAAATACAAACATCTTACAGAGCATGACAATTAGTGAACAAAACTTCTTCGATGAAGATGATAAACCCATGACTCTAAAAGAGGTGATTGAAGAACTATGCAAGTTCCTTAACTGGACTTGCGTTGACTACAAAGGTGAATTATACTTTGTAGACGTAGATCACCGTGGAGACTATTATAAATATGTTCCTAATTTTTCATCTTATACATTTGAATCAGGAAATGTTGTTAGTGTGCAAAATATCGGCTTTAGCGGTGCGGATCATACACTCGATATTCTGGGAGGTTACAATAAAGCTATTGTAAAAAACAGTAATTATCCGGTAGGAAATTTATTACCAGAAGAGCGATTTGAAGAAATGCAAATTTTAAAAGTGCTCGATAATGCAAATGATAAAAATCAAGTTTGCCACAGGGTGTTTCTTATCCCTAATCAGTGGGAAACGATAGTATTCAAAGAAGGTCTAACGATAAAAGTTGATGATTTGCAAAAATACAAAGATATAGTACACACATTTGAAGGGGCTATTCCCATGAAATATTGCACATATAAACAAAATAAGGATTTAAATGGCAATTGGATTCCTGAAATAACCGACTATTCATTTACAAACGTAATTCAAATAAGAAGGACTAAAGAACGTTATGAAGCCGGGCCACTAAGTACGTGCAAAGTAATGACCACCAAAGGCGCTTCTGCTATATACTCAAACGGAATATTTTGTATATCAGGGAGCTATAAGTTTATTAATTCTGATGATATGATACCATGGGATAATAGTTCTGTTTCAGATGTTCTTTATGCACAAATACGTATTGGTGGTATGTATTATGGAAGTCTCAGGCCAGATGCAGGGCAAAAAAATACATGGGCGCAAAATCCAGAATACGCATTTAAATTGAAACCTGAGAGAGTTGAAGCAAAGCAAGATTATGTCTCAATAGAAAACCAAAAAACGTTATCAATGCCTTATACTGGAATAAGCGGTGTGATAGTCTCCATTGATAGAGTTTTGCAAGGTGATTTTGAGTTTACTCTATTGATGCCCGTCGGAAAAAATTTCAGCGCCGGCGGGGTTCTTGTGAAAGACTTTAAGATCGTATATCAAAAACCAGATGACGAAAAGCTTATATCTAACAGCAGCATAGACCGCTATTATGAAAATGTCGTGAATGAAGATTACATTAACGAATTGGACGAAATCGAATTTAAAATATCCAGTTACAACAACGACGGTGCATGCTACAGCAAAGTAATGTTAGGCGATAACTATCTAACCGACAATCTCTATTCTTCTATTGAGCAGAAATTAGTCCGGCCGGAAGAGCATTTGATCCGGCGCATTATTAATCAGTACGGAGCTACCAAATTTAAGCTTACGCAAATACTGGTAGATGACGAAGCAATTACTCCTATCACAACTATAACCGATAAGTTTCAGCCAAACAAACGGTTTACGATCACGGGCGGTACAATTGACTTCGCGATGAATCAGTTTAATTATAAGATGATTGAAAATGGTAGATATTAAAACTACATCCATACCCGCAAAGCCCCGGTCAAAGAACTATCCGGCCGGGGCTGTTATCACCCGGGCAACCGGCGGCGTTACTGTTAACGGCGGTGGAGGTGGAGGTGCTTCGGTTGACATTGTAAAGGCTACCGATACAAAGTCGTTTACCGATAGCAACGTACTGTCTTCGCTCCGGACACTGTTAGAAATCCGTTCGCGTATCATTGCCGAATCGGATACAACCACGGAATTAACCGATGATAATACGCTTTCTTCAAAGCGCACTTTAAAGGAGATAGATGCAGCGATAGAAGTTGCATTAAAGAAAATCGAAGAACTTTATATCAGCAAGAAAAACGATGATACCGCATCCGGTGTCATTACGTTTTTGCGCGGAATTATAGCGCATGCGCTTTCTTTATTTAAGAAAGGCGCTAGTTTTGGAAACTTTACGCCTGGTATAAGTGGAGCTATCATTGACGAAAACGGTGACATTGAAGCGAGGGGGCTTGTTTTACGTGGTTTCTTATCCGTTCCTGAGCTCCGGTATAATAGAGCGATAGTATTAAAAGGCCGGCAGATAATCAGTCCGGGCGGAGGATGCGTCATTGAGCAATTCATTACGGTAGATGAAAATACATGGCTGGTTCTTCCCGTATTGGAAGAAGGAGAAGCGTTATCTTTTAAAGTAGATGACATCCTGTTAGCATACTGGCATGACAAAGACTCACAATCAGGTGCATTCAAGGGATTCAGAGAAATGAAGTTCCGTGTAACGGCATTTTCCGGAGAGAGAGGATTCTTGGTTGTGCCTAAACCCGGAAGCGGATCTGTTCCAGCTACGTCTATGACACTTGCTCAGACCGGGAACTTTACCGATGCCGAACGTCAGACCTATATAATGATAGACTCGACATTAGGTAACAATAGCATAACCTTTTTTGATGATGCAAATACGTGGGACGTAGAACCGGCGCAGGAAAAAAGCTGGATTGGGAAAAAGAAAAATCGTATCGTCGCCGGCATTGATTGCTCTAAATATTCCGCTGTATTTCAAAATGTCATCATGTCCGGTAAAATATTCCAGGTTGATGATATTACAGGGGAATCTATTCGGGTTCCGATTGAGAAAGGAGAATATGTTTCCGGACAAAGATACGCATATTATGACCGTGTCTCTTATAATCGTGCGATGTGGCTTTGTGTGAATGAAAACGGAACGACATCCGAGCCTTCGGACTCGAATCAGGACTGGTTAAAACAAGCCTATGCAGTTGATTCATCTTCATACTGGCTTACTGCCAATGCCACTCAGGTGGTCATACGGCCGAACAGTGTCGTACCAATATGGACTATTGTTAACTGCAAGAAGCAGACGGGCGCCGGCCCTGTCGAGAACTGCGACTCTTTTTATCTTGCGACCAGAAGAGTAGATGCGGACGGTGCAAAGGTTACGGCAAGTGTTAACCCGACAAGTTCCACTATTGCAGCCCCATCAAAGACAACTACCGCTCTCTCTGTTCGCGCCTATGCTGTTAAGTCGGATGCGGAGGCGTGGAATAATAACTATGTAGATGAAATAGCATTCGGGATAGTCAAAGACGGGAGCGATGGTAAAGACGGTAAGGACGGGAGAATCTACGAATATATCTATAGAAGGACCGAAACAGAGACAAGCCCCGCTACACCTGACGAACAATATTTAGCGTCCGGATGGACCGATGACCCGGTAGGGGTTGATTCTTCGTATGCGTATGAATGGGTGTCTCAGCGCATAAAAGACGGTGAGACATGGAGCGGATTCTCTGCGCCTTCCTTGTGGGCACGGTATTCTAAAGACGGAGAAGACGGTAAGCCAGGCGAGGGCGCTGTAGTACGTTGGCTTACGGCGAGTGCTACACAGGTTATTATCAGACCGAATAGTGTTGTGCCTATCTTTATAACAGTAAGATGTAAACAGCAAATAGGAACTAATCCTGTCGAGAATTGCAATTCTCTCTATGTTGTCTACAGAAGGGTGGACGCAAACGGTACAAATATTCTTGTAAATTCAACATTGGGCACACATGTTGTTGCCCCCTCTAAAACAACGACAGCCTTATCTGTTCGCGCTTACGAAAACAAAACAGATGCGGAGGCTTGGAACAATAACTATGTAGATGAAATAGCATTCGGAATTGTTAAAGATGGCAGGGATGGTATAGACGGTGTTGATGGTAAAGAACACGAATTTATCTACAAGAGAACAGGTACAGGAATAAAGCCTACCACCCCTGACGAACAATATTTAGCGTCCGGATGGACTGATGACCCGGTAGGGGTTGATTCTTCGTATGCGTATGAATGGGTGTCTCAGCGCATAAAGGATAACGGAATATGGGGAAATTTTTCCGTACCTTCTTTGTGGGCACGGTATTCTAAAGACGGAGAAAATGGGAAGCCGGGCACAGATGGCAAGCCCGGTACTGATGCCACGTCCTATTGGCTAACATCAAACGGAAGTAACTTTGCTTATTCATCAAGCGGCGTGTTTTCTCCTGGCAGCATCACTGTATATTGCAAGAAAAAGACAGGGGCCAGTGATGCGATGACATGCAGTGATTTTTTTATCAGGGTGAAAAAATACAGAAATGGAACAATTAGTGATCATGACTATTCAGGCTCGAAGCGATCCAGCGTAGTAATTACTCCAAGCTCCTACGATAGTTCTTACGTAGTGAGGGCATATCAAAATCTGAGCGATAATAATAGCTGGACCGATAATTTTGTAGCTGAATCAATCATAGGTGTCGTAAAAGATGGTCAAGGCGGCGGTTCCAGTACACCCGGTCCTCCGGGTGAAGATGGTAAGCCGGGAACTGACTCCACCTCCTACTGGCTTACTTCTACGAGCACTACCGTTGTATTTAGAAGTACGGGAAGCGTTGTCCCTATGTTCATAACAGTGAGATGCAAGAAGCAGACGGGGGCCGGTCCTGTCGAGAACTGCAATTCCTTTTATCTCGCATATAGAAGAGTGGATAAAGACGGTACGAAAGTGACCGTGGGTAGCGCTCAGTCAAGCTCCACTCTAATGACGGTAACAGCGAGTACGACATCACTCGGAGTAAGGGCCTATGCCGTTAAATCGGATGCGGAGGCTTGGAATACCAACTATGTAGATGAAGTAAACATAGGTATCATAAAAGATGGGACCAATGGTGCAAATGGCGCAATGCCCCGTGTATGTGGAAGATATTCAAGCGGGGTTCCTTATGTTTGGGATGACAACTACAGGGATATTGTGTTTTATTCCTTTGGCGGCGTTAATTATATCTTTCAGGTTAAAGTCTATGGATCTTCCGTATCAACCCCGCCTGTGTCGGTAGACGGTGATGACAACTGGGAGCCCGCCAACCGATTTAGTTTCGTTGCTACAGATACGTTGCTTGCTGATGGTGCCAACATTGCGGACTTTATGTACAAGAATGGCGTAATGCGTTCTCAGGCAGAAGTAAACGGCATTCCCAATCTGATGCTGAACGGCAATACGGGGGAGGTAGATATAAGAATAGGTACATTTAGAGGAAAGGTAAACACGCCATTTACCTTGCTTGGGGATTCTGACGCTCAAAATGTTTCTGGTATGACTAATACATTCCTACTAAAAGATAATCTAAACATAGCTACGAGTTGCAAATACATGTGCACGAATGGAGCTACCATCGTACTACCTACAGACATAAAGTATAACGGTGCTAATGTAACTATACTGGATTTTACTTATCCCCCGTATAACTCCGATATAGCCTATACAACTGTACTTGTTGAAGGTGGGGATACGTTCGGGAATACACTACATACAGAGTCGCAAGATCAGTCTCAATGGTTTGAATCAGACTTAATCAACATTCGTGGGGGGATAAAGGAATTTATTGCCGTTCCCGCTTACAGTACCAGCGGGACTTTTACTAAAGTTAAATGGTTTTTAAAGAAATAATATAATTATGAAGTATTTGGTATTTATTGCGCTATTATGCGCTTCGTGTGAGGGGAGCTTTATGCAAGACTTTCCGACAAAAGGTAATCACATTGGAACTTTCGCAGACTCCGGTAATTCGGACTGTATTAGCAATATAGTTCTAACTACTGATACTACCTATAAGGAGTTTGATTATACACTATCAATCAATAGAACACAATGACAATGATTGACTACATGAAAAATCTATTTGTAGGCTTGCTAACCGGATTAGCAGCCTATCTAAACCCGATCAGCGGAGATATTAAAAGTCTTGTTGCTCTTTTCTTCTTTAACTTCCTGTTTGGTCTGGCCGCCGGCCTACTGGCCAATAATGAAAGTTTTAGTTTAAAAAAAGCATTCCGGTGCATCATTGAAGCGATGGTATTTTTTCTGCTCGTAGCCGCTATTTACTTTATCGGCGATCACAAAGGAAATCCGGACGGGGCCTTACAATGCGTATCGTTTATAACTTACTCAATATTCTATTTTTATGGCGTGAATATTCTACGCAATTTGAAACTAATGGCTACGCCCGGAACTGCATTCTATAAAGTTGTATCGTTTCTGTATTACGTCGTTAGCGTCGAGTTTATCAAGCACATACCGTTTTTAACTAATTATCAAAAGGAGGCGATAAAATGAAGTATTTTACAATCAAAGAACTTAGCCACAGCGATACGGCCGTAGCGCGTGGGATCGACAATTACCCAACGGCCGAAGCTATTCACAATTTAACGAAGCTGGTTGAGAATGTTCTCGACCCGCTTCGGGAAAAGTACGGTAAGCCTATCCGGGTAAGTTCCGGTTATCGAAGCGCTATCCTCAACCGGAGCGTTAACGGGGCAACATCCAGTCAACACCGGTTAGGCGAGGCGGCTGATATTACGGTAGGCAGCAAGGAAGAAAACCAGAAGCTGTTTGAGATCATCCGGCAGGAATTACCCTTCGATCAATTGATCGATGAAAAAGACTTTTCATGGGTTCACGTATCATTCCGTGAAGGTAGAAACAGAAAACAAGTGTTGAAGCTATGAAATATCTACCTTATATCGTTATTGCAGTTCTTATCCTGTTTATCGTGTTCCGCCCGGCAAGGGTGGAACGCGTACCGGGTGAAGTGGTCAGAGACACGATCATTACAAATCGTATTGATACGGTTCGGGATACAATACCCGTTCCGGTTTATGAAAGCGTTGTAGATTCGTTCCCGTTCGTTGTTCCCGTCCCAGTGCCGGGCGATACAGTCCGGGATACAGTGTATTTGCCTATTACGCAGAAAATCTACAAAGACAGCCTTTATACGGCTTATGTGTCAGGCTACCGGGCAAAGCTGGATAGTATAGAGGTGTACAGTAAAACGAGGACTGTATTTATCAGAGAACGGGCAAAGCGGAAACGGTTCGGGCTGGGTGTGCAGGCTGGATACGGTTTTTCCGGGAATAAGGTAAGTCCCTATGTCGGGGTTGGGGTGAGCTATAGTTTGTTTGAGTTCTAAATACATTTATGTCAGAAGAGGCTGCTAAATGGGTGAAGGTGTTTGGTGATACGTTCTTTGAAGCCTTATATAAGATATATAATTGGAATTGGGATAAAACTAATAGAAGACTTGGGGTTGTTGGTACATGGATTAATGATATAGTACATGAGAGAATACCCCCTTTGATCCTCGCAGAGTTAAGGAAAAATAATCCTAAAAATGACAATGGGAACAGAAATTATAAGTATCATCAGTCCCTTACAATGGAAATAGGCCCCCTAAATTGAGACAGCATCTCGAGGCTATTCACATAATTACTACTATATCGAATTGCAATTGGGCCAGATTCATGCACAATATAGATAAAGCATATTCTAAACAATATCAGCAATTGGATATAGACTTTGACTTTGATGACGTAAAATAGCATGAATAAAGCAGAATATTTGTTGTAAAAGCTGTATTTATTATTTTGATAATCCTTTGCCTACATCACACATAAATACTATCTTTGTCCCATAGTAAGCGCTAAAAAAATAACTTGTGACAGTTTTCGATGAAAGAAGGATGTTTTATCTTATTAAATCATCTTTATGTATATCAAGTTGTTTTTTAGCAATTACATAAGTTAAGAAAAGCATGGCATCTAATAAAAATACATATAATAAGATTTTAGAGAAGGCGGCAACCAATTGGGGGATGTTGACCTTGGCCGCAGCTATTTTTGGAATGGGGTTTACTGTTGCCCTTTTCATTAATGATAGATCTAAAAATATTGAGATGAATGATAGGCAAATCGAATACTATAATTCTATAAAAGAAAGAGATAATATAATTATCGATCTGAAAGGAGAGTTGATGATTTTAAAAATTCAAATTGAAAATAAAAAGGAGAATACAAAAAATGAAAACAAATAAAGATATTATACTTGTTATATTAGCGGGGCTTTCCATCTGCTTAGGAATTCTTTTGTATTTTAGTGTTGATTATTCTAAGCATCTTGAAAACCAAGTTTCTAAAATGAATCTGGTAATAAATAGAGATTCATTATCAAAAGATTATTTAGATAAAACAACATGGGAGACAGATGATCTTATTAAATTCTCAAATAATCAGACCGATGAAGTGATAAAACTTAGGAAAGAAAAGGAAATGCTTTTAGATAGCTTGAGAGAATCTTCTACTTTTTTAGATATAGCAAAGCGGCAATATGGGATGGTGTTTGAAAAAAAAGCATATAAGAAAGGCTCGGTAGTAGGTAATAGTTTTAGGGTATATTCAAGCAAATTAGATTCTGCATTAATGCTTTTACATGTGTATCGAGATAAATTAAAATATAATAGAAAAGATAATTCGTGGACTGTAGAATAGATATAAGCAGTTCTTTTCCCTAAGCAAAGCTTCATCTCTCTGATTCGAGGCTTTCTTTTGCCCTTATCGGAAAGAAATAGTATCTTCGCACTGTAGAAGCATCTTATCATTAAGTTGCTGGCCTCGATTCTTAGGAGTCGGGGCTTTTCATTCAAGAGAAATCTTTCTATACCCGAAAAACTGATTCCCTTATCTAGAATTTATAATTGTTCTCAGCCTTTTATCTCCATATCTTTGTTATGAAAGTTTGAATATAAGCGAATTTCGAAAATTCCAACGATACGAAGTGGAGATGACAAAGGTTGGTATTGCAACCTTAATATTGGATTATAGAGGATAAGTAAAATGGAGTTTTTTATTGGATTCTGAGTGAGTATAATTTATTTGATGATTTTAAATAGATATACCATATTGAATATAATATCTGTATTTTAATTATATTTGCAACCTAATACTAGCCTAGGTTATTTATGATTATAAAGCAAAGTAAACGGCATATCTTATTTTTAAAGAATAAAAGTGGTAGATCATTACGAAGAAAGATTCGCTCTAAAAGGAAAAGAAAGCTAAGAAGAATTCTAAAAGCTAGTGGAATAATGTATATAAATAAGTCTATTCCTAATAGCTCAAAGAATAGACGTCGTAAAGAAATTGAATTGAAAGTTCCAAGTAATTTTGATCTGTTCAATAATCAAGAAGATGTGCTTTTTTTTATTGTAAAATTATTAAACTATAAGACTGATTATAGAATTAAGACTATACAGCTTGATCTAGTTGATATAGACAAACTTGATTCAACAGCTATATGTATGCTATTATCTGTAATTAAAGAATTGTCAAATATTGGCATTTGTGTACAAGGGAATTGTCCAATTAATATAGATTGCAAGAAAATGTTTGTAGAATCAGGTTTTTTAAACCATATGATTGATGATTCAGGAAATCACTTTTCTTCAAGTAAGAATCTAATAATAGAAACAGGTACAAATAAGACAAGGAATCGAAATATTGGTTCTGTTATAAGTAAGGCTATGGAATTTTTAAATTCAACCAAGAAACATTTCCAACCTGCATATTCAGTAGCAATGGAAATTTGTGCAAATTCCGTAGAGCATGCTTATAAAGGAAGAAAGAAACACTGGATAATTGGTTTACATAAAAATGATGATAATAGTGTGACTTTCACGATGTGTGATACTGGTTGTGGTATTTTATCGACTCTTCAAAAGAAGTATAAAAGAGATATAGAGCAATATTTATTTGGAAAAACAAATTGCGATATTTTATATAGAGCCTTTGAACGTAAATATGGATCAATGACCGGGGAGGTTAATAGAAATAGAGGGCTACCCTGTATATTGGATAAATTTCAGAGTGGTTACATAAAAGGGTTAAAGGTTTTAACAAATGATGTGTTCTTAGACTTTAAAACAAAATCTAATAACAGATTGTTAAATAGTAAATTCCCAGGAGTTTTGTTTTCTTGGGTAATAGATAACGATTGTATAAATTTGTAAATAGTTATATGGTATGCAGATAAATATATTGAAAGATTTTAGTGAGTATCCAGGGCCTAGATATTGTACTCAAGGAACTGATTCTGGTGAGAGCTTTTATCACAAGATATTGAATGATAGTTTTAAAATGGCCTATGAAAATCAAACTATATTGGAAATTGACATTGACAATACAGCTGGCTACATGTCTTCATTCTGGGATGAATCTATTGGGAATTTAGTATATGATTTTACGCAAGATATTGTAAAAAAGTATATAAAAATCATATCAGCAGAAGAACCTATTTGGATAAATTTAATTTTTAATAAAATTATTCCAGAGTGGGAAGAAAGGCGCATAAAAAAAGAGGAGCCCAAAAAAACGAAGGAACATCGGGCATGGTTTAAATTGATTGATGGTAATCTACAAAAGAAAATATGGATTAAATGTTGATTATGTTATGTAATATTACTGAATGGATATCAATTGGCGTAGATATCCTTATGGGGGGATTAGTTGCATTTGTTTTAGCTTATACTGTTCCTAAAAAGCTAAACGATGACAGGGCCTTAAAAGATTTTTTTATTGATGAAATGCGAACTCTAAAAAAAGAATATAATGATTTCTGTAAGAATATGTGTTTGGGTAAAATAACTTCTTCTGATATAACAGAAACCTTTAAACAAATAAGTATGAGGATTGCAGATGTGGAGAGATGTGTTAATAGAGAATTGGATATAGATGTATCAATTCAATCTTATGTAACTGATTGCCAAATATTAGTGACTAATTCTGATGAAATTAACGAGATGTTTCGAGATTCTGCCGTAACATTTGTTCGTAATACCAAAAATCAAATATCTTCTAAACAAGATATATTTAATAGAAATATAATGTCTGCTATCGCAAATATAAATAGAGCAAATAAAAAAACGAAATAATTGTAAACTTTCTAAAGTAGATCATATGTTCTTAAACTCTTGATTGATATAGAGATGATCCTTATGCTTGACTATGGTATAATAAGAAAATGATTTTTAACAAGAACTATTGTAATGGGCGGATAAGACGGAAGTGCCTTAGTTTTTACGTCGCTTTTATTGTTGATGTGAAAAAATGTGTCGAATACCGATGTAATATGTGCGTTCGCAATCATTATTCTGCCTCATTTTACAACCTAGCGATTAATTGGCTGTATTAGATTAGGGCGATGATAAAAGGAATAAGCAAGGCGACTTATCCAGTCGCCTTGCTTTGTTATAACATCATCATTTGCATTTGCGCGCGTAAATTTATGTAATCTTTGAATATTGCGGGGTTTTGAACATATTCTACTACCCTTTTTATAGCCGCATCCGCTTGTTGCTGTTTAACCTTTACATACACATTAATGGTGATTCCTGTTTTTATTGAATGTCCTAAGCAATATTCTATGACAGGGTAGGGGATACCTATTTCGGCCGCAAACTGAGCGAATGTTTTTCTTGCTGAGTAATAAGTTAAGCTATTCTCAATATGAAGCTCTTTTGCCAGTAACTTCATACACGTATTGATATAGCATTGCAGATTCTTTTGCGTGTAGCTATATCCAAAATCTAACATCCCATTTGGGGTTATATATTTGTTGATGATTTGTCTAACTTCGGGAATGATGTTTAATCTTGTTGCTCGATTTTTGCGCTTATGATCTTTGCTTTTTTGTCGCTTGTATTCGATGTCATTCTCAGAGAAGTTTATTTGTATAAGATCGGCAAAGTTAATACCACCCAGATAAAAGGATAGCAAAAATAAGTCTTTTGCTAACGATAGTCTTTTGCTATGTGATACGTCACAATTGATTATTTTTCTAACACTTTCTACGCTTATATCTATTTCCTTTATGTCGGGTGTTGGAAGTTTAGTATAAGCAAATGGATGCGCCTCGCATCGAAGTAGCCCATTTTTAATGGCTTCATTTATTCTCGCTTTAATATGACATAGGCGAATTTGGCGTCCTCCATCGCTATAATTATTTGCTTTCATCCATCTGTCGAAATGCTCTATAGTGATATGATTCATTATAATCATTGGCACATCACCTTCGGCCGCTTCGAACACTTTTAATGTATCTTCGTTCATTTTCGCATAACTTTCCCGGCCTTCTGACGAAAGCTCTTTTATACGATTGCGCATAAAGTCATTGAAGGTGATTATAGAAGGGACTACGTTTTCTTGTTGGATAAGTATCATCTTTAATTGAGATGCTGTATAACAGTCGTTATTCTCAATATAGGATAACCTTTCTGTGTATTTTTTCAGTTCAAAGGCTAGTCTTTTATTCATCATTGTAGCGTCCGTACGGGCGACTACTTTCCCGTTATACCATTCTGAAACATCATTCAACTGATACTCTGTTTTAATATATGCCTTCTGTTTTTTGGCTGAGATGCGCAACAAGACAGGAAATTTGTTTTCTGTTGTTGGTTTAGCCTTTAGAATAGTAAATGATAATGTTGCCATAAGCTATTGTTTTGTGACACCCCATCAGACACCCCTAATGATTCGTGGGTGATTCAGTGGCACTTTTTTTAATAGCTTTGTAAACTGCCTCCTATGGTTAACTCTTTTATATTGAATGTTTTATATCTCTTATAAAAGAGCCGCTAGCCAGACTTGAACTGGCGACCTACGCGTTACGAATGTTTATCCAATTTACGGTCTAACTGATTGTTTAATAGTGTATTGGTGCGTGACTAACTGAGGTCGTAGATAAGTTTTTGCACATTTATCCATTCCAGTTGGGGTCAAACATAGGTCCTTTACCAAGTACTATCCATTCAACAGAGACCCCGTAATCATTATGTATATAGACTATCCATTCAGGCTTTAACACGCAACGATTGGGGGAGAACTTAACTTGGTTTACGTTCCATCGATTTAGGTTATGTTCTCTTGTGAAAGTTTGCAGTCCTCTAATCTTCTTTTGAGCTTTTAACATTGCTATTGCTTCAAAAAAACGATTACTTATAGCTATTCCTTCTTCTGATATCTTCATTTTATTATTTTATTTAATATTTGTGCTCTTTATGTCGCTCGTTGAAATATCCGACCCACTTGCATGAGCACATCTGGCAACATTTTCCTGACGGGCAAGAGTTTTTTTATTTTGTTCTTGCATTGATTCTATGGTTCTCTGCTGAGATAATACGGTTTCTGTTAATCTTGATAATTGCTCAAAGACTTCCCGGCTCATAGAGACTGAGCTACTCTGTAGTTCTAATCTTTGTTCTACAAGTTCATCTAAGATTTGTTCTCTTAATTTTTCTTTATTACTTCTAGGGACACTTTTTTCAATAATGCCAGCTATAGTATCTCCTTTTATAAACATTGGCACATCGGCTCCATCTAGCCATCCTGGGGTTAAGTGATACTTGCTTTCTAATAAATATTTGTTTTTATCTGTTAGGGATACATTCCCGATTTCTATCTGTGAATAACTATTTTGCTTCATGCATAGAACTTCTGCAAGTTGCGATTGAGTCATTCTTAGATATTTTCTCAGATGTTTTAATCTATTATCCATATAAAAATAAGTTAAATATATCTGTTTTATAGTGTATTTATATCTATAATTGATATATTTGCAAAGACATTAATATATAACACTACAAAGATAATGAAAGATGCATTAAAAACAAGTAAAATGCTTGCTGAAGGTCGTAAAATGACCCTAAAAGGCTATTATCAAAGTCTGCCTAGCTCAACCCATCCCAAAACTGAGTTTATCAACGAAATAACAAAAAGGACCGGAGTATCATTTACTGCTGCGAGAAACTGGGTTATATACGGAATGAAGCCTAATAATCCTAAACATGTTTCTGCCCTTTCGGAAATAACCGGAATTTCTCCTGAAGATTTATGGTCTGAATAAAACTATTGAGCAATGAAAGATTTAGAATTTTACATCTTTGAAGATCAGCTTTGGTGTATGTTTTCTGATGGCACTAACAAACCTGTTACGGACAAAGATACGTCATTGGTAAAAAATATACTTGATCGTATACGGGAATGTTATCCGGATGCTTATAAAGCACTGATGGAATGTTATCAAAAAAGTTCTCAAAATATACCATACTTCCAGTACCTTATGGCTAATCGGTTTTGTAAATGCAATTTTGGAGAACTGGATAATACGACCCGTGATATTGACAAAGGAGGAAAATTTAACTTTGAACGTGTCAGTTGCCCAATGCGTGGAGAGTGTAAATATGAAGGAGTCATTTGTGATCCTCAATTTGATAGTCGTATATCAGATGCGGAAATGAGAGTTATGCGCTTAGTATACGAGGGCCTTAGTAATGAAGATATTGCAGATAAACTTTATTTATCTCCACATACAGTTAAAAATCACATCAAGTCAGTTTATCTGAAGCTTGGTATCCATGAAAAGTCTGAGTTTATTCAATACGTACATAAAAATAACCTTTTCAAAGATTAAATGGTATGATTAGTGAAGAAGTTTTGAAAATTGTACTTAACAATAAGACGTTTGGGCAACGTGAAGCTGCTGATATAGTTGGTGGTAGAGGACGATTATTCAGATTAGTTGGATCTGGAGTTATACGTGCTGAAAAGAAACCAGCTGATCGTCAAAACGGAAGATGGTATTGTAATGCTTATGATGTAATTAAAAATGCTACATTGAAGTAATTGATATTCAAATAGTTATACTAAGTTAATGACGCAAAAAATACAAGTTTAACGTTTGGATAAAAGTCAAAAACTATATAGTTTTACATCATAAATAATAGATAATCAATAAGTTATGAAAAGAACACCTCTTTTGACTATTTGGGTTTTATCATTTGTTGTAATGATATTACTTGCTAATCCTGAAAAAGTTTTATTCTGGATTGCGTTTGTGATATTTTCTTGGTCTTCACTATATATTGAGAAACACAAAAAAAGACTTAAGGAAGAAGATGAATAGTAAACGTCCATATATTGTCCAAGATGTAACATTGGTAACATACAGTGGACGTCGGATTTCCCTCTCTTTAGTAGAGTATAAGATTATAGATGTCCCTGTTAGACTTGTTAAAGAAAAAATACTTGATTCTTTTTCTGCAATGGTTGATAAACCTGTAGATGTAGAATTAAAAGTAAGATACATATAAATAAAGCGTACATAAGAGCAATGAAAACGAAAGAAGAATTACTGGCAATGAAGCATGAAGACTTGGCTTTATTCGCATACAAAATCATGTATGAACAATGCCTTCTTGAAGACAAAGAAAAAGAGAATAAAAAATTAAAAGAAATACTTAATATGATTGGGGTTACGTATGAAACTTACAAATCAGAATTTAGTGAATGAATTATTGCAATTGGAGGTTGAATTGAAAAAGGTGGAGTCCAGTAATATTGAATATCTACCTGAATATGGATATTCACCCAAAGAAGAAATAATCCAACTTATCAAAGAAGATATATCTGATGTTAAAAAAGAAATAGACATAAATCTACAATTAGAAACTTCTGGTATTTCATCAGAATATACGGAAAAAAACTTAGAAGAAGAAAGAACTAACCTTTGCTTAATACAGGGGTTGTCGAGATATTGTTAAACTTTAAAATATTTGAGCGATGGAGGAAAACAAATTGACAAAACAAGAAAATGACACATTATCGATATTTGGTAAAGGAAAGACCATTTATCAGGTTGCGGGTAATGACGTAGCATTATCATTTGATATTGTACGTAACTATTTAACGAAAGGTAGCGGGCAAGTATCCGATCAGGATATTGTACAGTTTATTAGTATTTGCAAATTTAACCAGCTTAATCCATTCTTGAACGAAGCATTCCTTGTCAAGTTTGGACAACAACCGGCGCAGATGATTGTCAGTAAAGAGGCTTTTTTTAAACGAGCTGACGCAAGTGAACAGTACGAAGGTTTCAAGGCTGGTGTCATACTTATCAGAGATAATCAAATTGTAGAGGTGGAAGGATGTTTCTATAATGAAAAAACAGATGTTCTTGTTGGAGGATGGTGTGAAGTTTATCGTTCAGACCGTAAATTTCCTATTGTAGCGAAAGTGAATCTTTCCGAATACGACAAAAAGCAATCTATATGGAATGAAAAGAAATCCACCATGATTTCCAAGATTGCTAAGGTTCAGGCATTACGTGAAGCTTTTCCTGCTCAACTTGGAGCAATGTATACACAAGAAGAACAAGAGGTTAAATTTGCAGAATACGAGGATGTGACTGGGAAAGAATCTAAAGGTAATAAACTTGCGGAAATTGCTGCTAAGGCCGCAGGGGTGGAAGAACAACCTAACCCGGAGCAATTAGAAACTCAATCTCAAAATAACGCGAATAATAAACCTGTTCAAAAAACACTGTTATGATGGAAAATGATGGTGAAATATGGAAAGATATAGTTGGATATGAGGGTAGATACCAAGTGTCCAACTATGGAAGAATTAAATCTCTTGATATTAACTTGCATAAACGTGATGGAAAGATAGAGTTTAGGAAAGGTAAAATTCTTAAAGCCAGTTTAAGCGCGTTTGGCTATCCTCAGTACTGCTTTAGTTCCAGTTTTGGTAAACGAAAGCTCATGAGGATACATAGAGTTGTAGCAGAAACTTTTATTCCTAATCCTGATAAAAAGCCATTTATTGATCATATAAATCGTATAAAGACAGATAATAATGTTAATAATTTGCGATGGTGCACAGGCAAGGAGAATATGAATAACCCATTAACAAGGGAATGGTTGAAAAACTGTAGGCCAAGTTTCCACCATTCAGAAGAAGTTAAGAAAAAGATAGGGTTATTAAACAAGGGACGCATATTTAAAGAATCTACAAGAGAAAAACTCCGTATTAGAGGATTTCCAGTAATGCAGTTTACTATAAGTGGTGATTTTATCATGGAGTATAAAAGTCCTTATTATGCTCAAAGTGAGACAGGGGCATTACGAACCCATATTGTAGCTTGTTGTAATGGAAAAAGGAAAACAGCTGGTGGGTATAGATGGGTCTATAAAAAAAATTATAAAGGGAAGGATCTACCTAAATTGGCAAATAAAAAGCGCATATACAAAACAGGTTATAAGCAAACAAAACAGGCTATAATAAATATGCGTAAATCTAAAGAAAAATACCGTAAAGCGGTATTAGTCTTTTCATTAGACGGTTCGTTTCTGTCTGAATATCCTTCAATTATTGAAGCAGGCAATGCAACAGGCACAAATTTCGGCTCAATATGTAATTGTTGTAGGGGTAGAATTGGACAATCAAATGGTTACAGATTTAAATATAAAGATATATGATGAATTACAATTTTGAACAAAGGACCATAGGATGGATGCGTGAGCGTCTCGGAAACATTACTGGTAGCAATGTCGGCTTGCTTATGAAAAGCGGAAGAAACGACATGTTCAGCGACACTGCCAAGAATTACATTTTCCAAGTTGCGGCAGAACGGGCTATGAATCCAGAAATAGTTAATGATGATATTGCATTTGCCGAATATTTGTCTACTGTCAATGTAGAAAGCAAAGCAATGAGATTCGGGACAGAGCAAGAATCGAGTGCACGCGATTTGTATTCTAGATTGACTGGAAGGCATATTGTAGAAGTGGGGTCGTGTAAGCACCCCACTATCCCAAACTTTGCCAGTAGTCCTGACGGGTTCTTTTATGATGAAGAATCTGAAGAATGTGGATGTATAGAAATAAAATCTCCTTCCCAAAATACTTTCATGAAGTACAAAAGCGAAGTTTATGATAATGAATCGCTTCTTAAAGTAAAGTATGAATACTTTTATCAGTGTATGGCTCACATGATGTGCTGTAATGCAAGATGGACTGACTTTGTAGCTTATAATCCTTTTCAAATAGATCCTATTCACATTGTTCGTATACTACCAGATGAAAAGGTCTTTGCAGAAATGGAGAAACGCATCAAAATGGCAGATGACATTATTAACCAAATAGCGGATATTGAATGATGAAATCGGACATTATAATTAAACAATTAGATAATGGTTGTTTTGACGTACATGTTGATGACAAAAGTACAGATCAATTATCATTTGATGAAATGCTTGGGGTTGTTGCACAATTGACTGTACCCAAAAATAAAAGATGCCTTCAGTGGCTTAAAACTAAGGAACAGCATGAAAGTTTTAGGAATAGAAATTTAAAAATAGAGCAATGAACACACAATTAGCAATTCAAGAAAGCGACCTAGAACTGGTCGTGAGTGAAAAGACGTTAGGTAGTCTTACTACCAACGCAAAACAAATCAGAGATATGGTAAAAGCCGCTTTGCCAATGTATGATATCTCCAATTATACAGATGATAATATCGATCAAGCAAAAAAAGATAAAGCGGCTCTAAACAAAGCGGCCAAAGCTCTCAACTCCAAACGTCTTGAAATAGAGAAAGAGTTTATGAAACCTTTCGGGGAGTTCAAGGACGTTGTAACCGAAACCGTAAAACTTATTGGTGAGTGCTCTGCTAGGATTGACACGGTAGTCAAGCAGAACGAGCAGCAATACAAGGACAAGAAGAAAGCCACTATCAAGACCTACTTTGATGGAATGAACGTAAATCTTGTAGACTTTAACAAGGTTTTCAGGTCTGAATGGCTCAACAAGTCATCCAGTATGAAATCTGTTTGTTCTGACATTGATGCTATATTTGCTAAGGTAGAGAACGAACTTTCTACCTTAAAGGGGTTTGGTGAGGATTTCGATGTCCTCCGTACTTATTATATGGATACGCTCAACATCACATCCACCATTCAGTATGCCAACCGTCTGAAAGAGCAGCGTGAGCGTGCCAAAGCAGCAGAAGAGGCGCGCATCAAGGCAGAGCAGGAAAGAAGGGCTTCCGAAGAAGCCCGTAAAGCTGCTGAAGTAGAACAAGCCAAATCCCGTCCGATCAATCCGTTTGCCATGGCAGGACAAAAAGCCAACGAACAACCTCCTTTTATTAATCATCCCGAAGTACAACAGCCTGAGCTGTTAACGAGAGCTTTCAAGGTTACTACTACCCGTGAGAATATCATTGCTTTGGGTGACTTCATGAATGAAAAAGGTATTGATTTTGATAAAATAGAATTGCCATGAGTGAAGCTGGAAAAGAATACAGACAATTTGTAAAACAGCGAAGAGAAGAACGCTATAGTCAATTTGTAAACTCAACCCTTCCTGCCATCAAATCTTTAGGCTATGAAGTTATTCAACGAAATGATTATGGATTCGAATTCATTGTTCCTAAAAAAGGATTTGGCTGGGTTATATTCTACCCCAAGGGTGATAGGATATTATTGTGCAAACAAAATAAATGGATATATGGTGGTTTCTCTTGGATTCGCAAACATATACTTAAAGGCAATGGAAGTATGCAAAACAGATGTACAGACTATTATTCGGCTTCTTGATAAGAGTGCAGAGCTAATTGATAAATATTGTAAGAAGCCTTGTGAGTGTGATAAAGCAAGACAATGCAGGAAAATTAGTAAGAAACTTAAAAATAAAATTGACAATGAAAACTTTGCAAATCAGTGAACAAAAAGCTAGAGAACTCTACAAAAGTGGTTCCAGCGAGTTAAAATCTATTTTGGAAGAGTCTTTTGGAAAAGATTTTTTCTCTCAAAAGATAACAGATAGAGTTAAAACCTATGAAGATGCATGTCGCGAATTAAGTACCAGTCCTCTTGATGAAAATAAGTTGATGAAACTCGGTCTTACTAAACATGATATTGCTTATCAAAAGTTGGTAACCATTATCAAGGCCCTTAACGAAGGTTGGGTACCGGATGTATGTGATAGTAGTGTATATAGATGGTACCCGTGGTTCAAGACTAATGGTTCTCCTTCCTCTTTCGCTTTCTACGGTTCGGATTTCGATTATGCGGCTGCGTTTGCGGGTAGCGGGTCTCGCCTTTGCTTGAAAAGTAAAGAATTGTCAGAGTATTGTGGTAAACAATTCATTGACCTTTGGAAACAGTTCATTATTTAACTAAATATTATCATCATGAAAAAAGAAAATAAAAAGATTACAGAGTTAGTCAAAACGTTTGAGGATGCCCGTAAGCTGACCGGCAGACCGGATGTTCCTGACTTTTCCAATCTTCCCACTGACATGCGCAAACATTTTGAGGCACAGTATAAGATGATTGTAATTGCAGAAGCCCTTAACGAGGGATGGATTCCTGATTGGGATAATTATAATGAATATAAGTATTATCCTTGGTTTGAAATGTCTCCTTCCTCTTTCGCTTTCTTCGATTCGTCTTACGATTGTGCAGATGCGCGTGCGGGTAGCGGGTCTCGCCTTAAATTTCGGACACGCGAGCTTGCAAATTATGCAGCAGAGCAATTTATTGATATTTGGAAAGATATCCAGATAGGATAGGATATAAAGGTTGCCTGTCCTTGTCTCCTTCCTCTTTCGCTTTCAACGATTCGAATTACGATAATGCAAATGCGAATGCAGGTAGCAGGTCTCACCTATGTTACAATAATCCAATGGGCAGGGGCCTCACCTCTTGGTGGAAAATAACAATTCAAACGGTGTCGGTAGGGCTTATCCGAAGACTCTTATTAGAAACAAAGGCTTATGAAACGATTTGGAAATTTATACTATCGTATTTGTGACATTGATAACCTTTACCTTGCATATACCAAAGCAAGAAAAGGCAAGGGAAATACTTATGGGGTCATTCAATTTGAGAAAGAATTGGATGACAACATAAATACCCTTCATAAGGAACTGTCAGAAGGTAAATACGTTACTTCTGAATATCAAACTTTTATCATACATGATCCTAAGGAACGTGAAATATACCGGCTCCCTTTCCGTGATCGTGTTGTTCATCATGCGATAATGAATATCCTCGAAGATATATGGACTCCGATATTCATTTCACATACTTATTCATGTATTAAGGGCAGAGGTATCCATGGAGTAATGAAACATCTAAAGAAAGATTTGAAAGATATCCAAAATACAAAATATTGCCTGAAAATGGATATTCGTAAATACTATCCGTCAATAGATCATTTGATACTTAAGAATATTGTCCGAAAGAAGGTTAAGGACAAACGTCTTCTTGAGTTACTCGACGGTATTATTGATTCTGCTCCGGGAATACCTATCGGTAATTATCTTTCTCAGTTCTTTGCAAACTTGTATCTATCTTACTTTGACCACTGGCTTAAAGAGGAAAGACGTATAAAGTATTATTATAGATATGCTGATGATATGGTAATACTTTCATCAAACAAAGAAGAGCTTCACTCTCTGCTTGGAGATATAAAATCATATCTGCATAATAAGCTTCATTTAAATTTAAAAGACAATTATCAAATATTCCCGGTTGATAATAGAGGAATTGACTTTGTTGGCTATGTTTTCTTTCACACTCATATTTTAATGCGGAAAAGTATCAAGAAAAACTTCTGTAGAAAAGTAGCAGTGTTGAACAAAAAGAAAACTACATCCTGCAACTGCAAGATAGCACTTTGTTCATGGATGGGATGGGCAAAACATTGTAATTCAAAGCACTTAATTAAAACTGTAATCAAAAATGAAAAGGTTTTCTGATTTTGGAATTGATATTGACGCGGGACGTAATATTTTCCCTGTACAGCAAATATCAATAACCGATATACTCAACTGTGAGATAGAGGTACTTGACTATGAATCTGGAGTTAAAACTCAACATGGAGATAATCGTTGCGTAGTCAAGATTAGGCATGAAGGAGCTGAATATAAATTCTTTACTAACTCTTCTCCGATAAAAGAGGCACTTAGTAAAATTTCCAAAGAAGATTTTCCATTTATAGCTACAGTACGTATCAAGAAAATAGGTACTGGTAATAATAAAATGTATTATTTCACTTAAAAGATATTGTATATGAAAATTACAATCAATAAACCAACTGAATTTGAGGCTGTCTACCTGAAAGTAGATGCAGGTGTTCGCTATTGGGAGGATGCAATAGTAAACGGAATAAGAGACATTGATTTATACGAGAGTAATGGTATAGGCAGCCCTCTTATTCCTTGCGCTGTACAAATAAAAGAAGAACCTGACTATAATATATATTCAGACCATTATCGTTGGAGACCTATTATAACGATTGAAACTGGTCGAATAGTCAACTGGATGCAGGGAACAACTGCTAATGTTCACTACAAAGTGTGTGATGATTTTATATGTGATATTGTTGATGAAGATGATAGTGCTATTGTTTCTTATGACGGCTATGTACCTAAGATCATGTGTCCGGCAGATAAAGGATATGGTGACTATATCATTATGAATATTGACGAAAACGGATTTATTCAAGGATGGAATAAGGAACTAATTAAAGAACTTGTAAAACAAGAGGAGGATTAATTATGGCAATGCATACATGGTTTGAGTGCAAGATCCGTTACGAAAAGGTGATGGATAACGGAATGCAGAAGAAAGTGACGGAACCTTATTTGGTAGATGCACTTAGTTTTACAGAAGCAGAAGCACGTATTATCGAGGAGATGACTCCATTTATAACAGGAGAATTTACCGTTTCCGACATCAAACGAGCTAACTATAGTGAACTTTTCCCCAGTGACGAGGAAAGTGCTGACCGCTGGTTTAAGTGCAAACTGATCTTTATCACCCTTGACGAGAAAAGCGGTGCCGAGAAAAAGACTTCTACCCAAGTGATGGTTCAGGCTGCCGACTTGCGCGACGCAGTGAAGAAACTGGACGAGGGCATGAAAGGAACAATGGCTGATTATCAGATCGGTATGGTATCTGAAACTTCTATTGTAGACGTATTCCCTTATGAAACTAAAGAAGGAAGTAATACTACAGAAGATAAAGAGGTAGTTCGCTTTATTGATAAGTTCCCTGAAGGGCAATGTACCGAAACTACAGTAGGTGGAAAACCGGTTATCGTTGATAAGACTGGAGGTAAAACAAAAGTAATCCCTAACAATAAATCAGATACTAATGAAGGAGATCAACAGTGAAGAATATTTGCCAGATTGGGCGATAATTGAAGACTAGTTTAAAAACGAGGAACGATGAGTGTTATTTGTTCCTCTCTATGTGATAAGCTATCTACTACGAATTTACTATAAAGAATAAATAAGTTATAATTATGGCAGAATTTTATAATATGGGAGAACTTATTCCTATCAGAGAAAATAACGGTCAAAGAGCCGTTAACGCACGTGATTTACATGCTTTCCTAGAAAGTAAGCAACAATTTGCTGACTGGATCAAGAATCGTATTGACAAGTATGATTTCATTGAAAATCAGGATTATGTAGTTTTTCATAATTCTATGAATAACCCATCTGGCGGTCGCCCCCAAAAAGAATACGCCTTATCCATAAACATGGCGAAAGAACTTTCCATGATTGAGAATAACGTACGTGGGAAGCAAGCAAGAAAGTATTTCATCAATTGTGAAGAATTTGCCACTCAAAAAATTGTAGAAGAAAAGAAAAGTACTAAACGTGAACCATCACTAACAACTAAAGTCCGTGTTGGTCTTGAATGGGTAAAAGGCGTAAGTGAAGTGCTTAATCTAAATGATTCTTCTAAATTATCTTTAATTAGTAAAGTAGCTGCACCTCTTGGACTTCCGACACCTGATTATACTCCGTCACATGGGATACTTAAATCCGCTACTGAATTGCTCAAAGAAGCGGGTTTGTCTATCAGCGCACAGGCGTTTAATCAAAGAGCGATTCGGAAAGGTATCTTATGTGATATTAAAAGGAAATCATCAAAAGGTAAAGATAAGCATTTCAAATCAATAACCGAATCCGGGCTTCTATATGGTGAGAACCAAGTCAACCCTAATAATCCTAAAGAAACGCAGCCGCTTTGGTATAAAGATAAATTCAATGAATTATTGATGTTACTTGATTTTAAACTTGTTGAAGCGTTATGACATACGAAGAAATGAAATCTAAATATTGTGGAACCAATATTCGCAGGAAGCCAAAAAGTGAAGAACATAAGATACAGGCGTCTTGTATCCGTTGGTTCCGTCTCCAATACCCCCAACTAAGGAATATACTGTTTGCCGTTCCTAACGCAGCAAGAAGAAGTGCTAGAAACGGGGCATACATGAAAGAAGAAGGGATGCTTTCGGGAGTTGCAGATCTGATACTTCTTAAAAGTAATCGTTTCTACGGTGCTTTGTGTATAGAAATGAAAAAGCCTGGTAAATACCAAAGGGTAGTACAAAAAGAATGGCAAAAGGAATGTGAAGCGGCTGGAAATAAATATGTCGTTGTCCGTTCCCTTGACGAATTTATCAAAGTGGTAACCGATTATTTGAATAACATGTAGTTATGGCTGTTTCGCAAATTATAAAAGATATTCGTTGCCTAAAGAAACTGATAAAAAATGCTACTGGATTGAAAGTCTATGAGCAAGAAGCTATTTATCATCATGATTCCTATTGGAGCATTTCTAATGAATATAAAGACAAAAACAGTCCTCATATCACAGTTACTAGAGGTAGCTATTGGACCTTGGATGATGGGGCAGAATACAAAATATCTATTTATGCTTCCTCTTTATCGATTGGCATACGTAGAAATTTCAACGCTCCATTATTTCAATCTTATATTGACAGAATAGTTCAGGCATTAGATAGCTGTTTTGAAGAAAAGCAGTGGAATTACTGTAATGAAGAATGCATTACTTGGCGTCCAATGTCTCGATTTAGTTTTTATGTGCAGATTCCAAATTTTAAAGATTGAGACTTATGAAACCGAATGAATTAGAAGAATGGCATAAGCTATCAAAGAGCCTTCTTGCATTTACTAATGATTGCAGTGAGGACATAAAGCCTTATATTCTTGGACAGCTGGAAGCTTTATGCGAGATACTGTCTGGACAAATTGATTTTGAGAAATAAAACTTGTGTCGATTGGTTCAACTCCTATTATCGGCAAATCGTTCTTTGACATTTTGTTTTCAGCTTTTAATCTGCCTTATTACTGCATTGGAATAAATAAAGCCAGATATAATGTCTGGCTTTATTTATCAATTAGTCCGAACCTTTTTAATTCGGCTTTATTGATTCGAGAGTTACTCTTTATCTTATCACAAACAAGGCTAATATCTTCCTCATCCAATGTGCCTAAACTAGTACTTTTAAGAAGTTTGTTCTTCTTTACTATTTTAATTGAAGAGCAATCTATGTAGCTATCATATGAAAGGAAATCATAACTTTCCCCTTTTATAAGATGTTGCATTGCTCGTACATTAAGTGGCAGATTCATATTAATAAAGGAGTTAAAGATGACACCACCATAAACGTTTCCATCGTTATCAAAGCCAAGTACTACAAAAAATTTATCACGACTGGTATCTCCGGGTTTGGGTACTACTCCATTGGCTTTGTTCATCGTAACAAAAAATACATCCCCTATCTTAATTTCCGAAGGTTTCATCAAATGCTATTGAATCATTAATATATTTTACAAGTTCATCATTAGCTCCTCCATCAAGGGCAATATCCCCCGGATCAATAACATGATTCCCCTTTTTGTCTCTCGCTTTTTGCCAACAAGTTGTATGAGAAGTTTTTTCCAACTCCTTAAAACTCATTTTCCCGTATTTGGAAATACATAAATCTAAAGTGTCTTTATCATATTGTGAAAGATAATCCATATTCGGTTCACGTTTAGATAATAGATAGTAATCTACAACATGAACATCATCTGTCATTTTTGAAAGAACGCTTTTTTGCCCCCGTATTGTACTATACAAAATTGTTGGTACTGGTCCATGGGGAAGAGCACAAAACTTATCTGCTATCATCAGTTGTCCCCAGTCAACCAAGCTGCGTTGATTGGCAAAATATAATATCTTGAACAAATGATAATAGTCCATACCCCCAGTTTTATTAAGGATATAAAGTACTATTTCTATGATTTTTTGTTGTTCAAATTTTGTCATTTTTTTAGGGTTCTTGGTCACTAATTATATAACTGCATATTCAAATATATGCATTTTAATGCAAAGAAACAAACAATAATTCAATAAGCAAACGATTAACGGCTTAATTAACACGTTAATTAACATGTTTATAGCTAAAATATCGGTTTATTAGGGAGCTATATAAATAAAGAGATGCATTTCATCCCTTATTTGTTAGCCTTTCTCGATTGTTGTTTTGACTACTATCGGTTGTCCGCAGTGGGGGCAGATGTCAGACTTGGTTTGTTGGGCGACTTCTTCCGGGGACGCGAATAGCTGCCACATGGGGACGTTGAGGGCGGTGGCGATTTTTTCAAGTGTAGCAGTTGTCAATGATTCAGCAGCAACCATTTGTCTAACAGCAGATAGGCTTACATTCATTTTATCTGCCAATTCTTGTTGTGTGTAATGTTTCTCTTTTAAAAGTTCCTTTATTCTCATAATTATCTTTTTGATTTCAAAAATACAGATTATTTATGAAGAATACAGTATATACTATATTAATTTATGCAAAAGAAATAGTATATTATAGTTGTTTTGTTTGGCGATATACAGTAAATACTGTATCTTTGCATCAAATAAAAGAACTAATAACAATTAACTCCTAAATATATGAAACGCTACAATTTATCAGAGATAATGAAAAACGCTCACAGATCGTATAAGTATTCAGGCAAGCAGCAAGGTAAGACTTTCGGTGAGGTGCTTAAAGCAACTTGGAAGCTTGCAAAACTTCAAGCTATCTTCACGCAGGAAGCAGTAAAAGCACGAACTGATAAATTTTTGACAGAAAGTAACGAAGCTATAAGAAGAGCGGCTAAGTCTACTCCTAGCAAAGCATACAATGATTTATCAATTCCTTCGTCGGCATATTACAATCCGAATAGCACCGGTAGATATGGGGCCCATTATGTAGGAGATTAACTAACACTTTAAAATATAAAACAATGAAATACGAAGTTTCTAAGAAAGGTTCAAGCGTAACATTTAAGTTCGAAACATACGAACAGGCGGCTGATTTCTGCTATATGTATGTCATGTCAATGCACGTGAAAGGTGATAGATTCCCTGAACTTTCAATTAGAGAGATAAGCGAGTAATCAGAACATTAAAATTTAGAGCAATGGACAATATTTTGAACTCAACAGTTGAAATGAGCCAAGCAGAACTTATTCTTCAGTTGGCCAAGACGAATGTGGAACAAGAGAAAAGGCTTAAAACTACAGAGCTAAGATTAAGCGCACTCGAAGAGGAAATAAAAAAGTTGTCTTCAAAGTGCATTGGTAACTATGGGTGCTCCACCATGTCATCATATATCCAGAGGTACAAATTACCGATTTATGTGAGTGACATTTCGAAGCTTAGTAATGATGCTGCACGATTATGCAGAAAAAGGGGGTATCCGGTCAATAAGGTAAATATTGAACGTTTCGGTGCAATCAATGTTTATCCGGACTTCATTCTTCATGAACTACTGGATGACTATATAAGGACCACACAGCGTCTTAATGGAAGTATAATAAGATAATAATACAAACTATAAAGCAATGATTAAGGTAGAAATAAGCCAATACTTAGCAATGTTAAAGTCATTCACTGAATGCGCTCAATACAGAGCGGAGTGTTACCGGTTAAAAGCTGAAAACGAAAAGCTAAGATCTGAACTGTCGGATAGTTTAAAAGATTCTCGGTCTCCCCGTAACAAAATCGAATACTTCGATTACGGTAGCCGGATAGGAACTAACTAAATATGAAAGTTGTGTTGGGGCTTCGGTCTGACACTTTAAGTTGATGCCAATCGACACAGTGACAATCTGAAAAATGGTTGTCACTGTTTTACCGATTTTAGTGGTTCTAAGTGAATCATGTAATTTGAAATAATAACTATTATCCTTAATTATCAATATGATATGAAGGTAAAATAGTACATAAAACAATTTTATTAACAACATAAATAATTAGTATTATGAAACAAGAATCAAGCGCAATCAATCCGTATAACGGAATGTTTGGACAGCAAGGATGGATTTGTCCGAAGTGTGGAAGGGTATATTCACCTTTTACCCAAATGTGTTTGTATTGCAAACCCAATAATACAAATACAATTTCTAATACAACCGTCAGTGAAGAAAAATTAAGAGAAAACCGTAAAACAGAGTAATATGAAACAGACATTAGAAGAAGCCGAGAAAGAATATTGCGAAAAGAATTATCCGTATTCAGATTTGAATATAAGGTTGCTGGTGGAAAATGCGTTTGAAGCTGGTGCTGAATGGCAATCAAATCAATCACCTTGGATAAGTGTGAAAGAGAAGGCTGGTTGCGATTCATCGAATGATTGTATTGTAATGGATAGTGATGGTGAGGTATTTAGAGCATGTTTCATCAGAAACAAGTGGCTGAAATATAATCGCGGGTATTATGTGATAGACAATGTGACTCACTGGATGCCTATCCCTTCATTCGATGAAATACTGGAAGCTAATAGGGATGTATTAGAACGGATTAAAGAGAAAGGAGATTAAATATGAAAGCAAGAGTAAAATCAACAGGGGTTCTAATAGATGTAATTCCGAAAATAAATACCAATGCGTTACATAGTGGAGATAACCTATATGTATGTGATAATATGGTATTCAGAGAGTGTGAACTTGACTTTTTAAATATTGGAAATTCAGCTATTGATTGGGAACAGAGGCGCTACGAATTGGCGAAAGCTGCTATGCAAGGGATTTTAAGTGACAATACAGAAGTTGGTTACGCTTGTTCGGAAGCAGATTACAAGAAAGGAGAGAAACATACAATACCTATAAGCATTGCTCGGTTTGCAATTGCTTGTGCTGATGCTTTAATTAATGAATTAATGAATAAAAATGATAGAAGTATTAAGGAATAAAACTCCTGTCGCTCGTAAAGAGCATAGATGTGAATTTTGTGGTGAGGTGATACACGTTGGAGAAAAGTATAACAGGCAGTCCAATGTTTATGATGGTCGTATTTATGATTGGGTAAGTCATTGTGTATGCTCCAAGTTAGCCTATGAACTTGACATGTTTGATGATTGTGATGAAGGTCTTGACGGTGATGGGTTTGTTGACAGATTGAATCAGTATGTTTATGACAATCATTATGATGATAAAATAGATGATATTGCGAAAGATTGGCAATTACCACGCTACGAACTTGTAAAGAAAGTATTAGATGAATTAAAAAAGGAGGAATAACCATGACCGAAGAACTTGTAACGCTTGAAATAGCAAAGCTTCTAAAAGAAAAAGGTTTTAATGAATACTGCGAGAATGTTATTGATGATAACGGTGTATTGCGCAAAACTTTATACCGAACAAATAACTATTTGCCTAAAGTGTGTTATTCTCGACCTACCCAAACTATTGTGGCTAAATGGTTAAGAGAGACAAAGAATGTTCATATATGTATTTATAATAATGCTTGCGGCTATGGATATGAAATATCTAAAGCAGATAATGGCACACACATATCTAATGACTTAAAAGATGGTCCTAACAATGGAGGAGTTTGGGATACATATGAAGAAGCATTGGAAGCAGGTATTAAAGAGGCACTAAGTCTTTTGTCTTAATTATTATTACGTGCTTTATTTTGATGAAGAGCTTAAAAAGTTATTTGAAAAATATCTAATTTAATTTAAATCATATATGATAAGAAAGGAGGACTAACTATGGGATTTACAACACCCTGTTTTATACGAAAGAATAATTCGGAGCTTAGGAATAAATTAAAAGAGCTTGGTTATTATTGCAATCCGTATTTAGGTTGGAATAATCTATACACTTCCACATACGGACTTGCTTCTGTTTATTCAATGAGCGATGATATAAATGTTATCTCTAAAGAAATGGATATTATTGATTGCGGAACCAATGAGGAACTTTTCCTGGCTATAGTAGCATTGAGGGACGATACAGACAAGAACCAGTGGTTTACGGATGGTTACTTATGGTTTAAATGTGGTGATGAAATGTGTGATGAAACTATTGAATACTATCTTAATAAATACGGTAGAAAATTTCACAAGGCTACGGTAGAAGAACTTATTAATCATTTCAAATAAAAGGAAGAAAATTTATGCCGATAAGCGAAGTATGCAATATAGACCGAATGGATTTCTTAAAGAAATTCCCAGATAACTTCTTTGACTTGTTCATAGATGATCCACCATACGGAATTGGAGCGGATAATCCTTCGATCAAGCCCAATACTGTAAAACAAAGTAATGGTAATATACTGTATGTTAAACAATCCGTTTATCCGAAATCAGACTGGGATTCACGAGTTCCCCCTCCAGAATATTTCGATGAAGTAAAAAGGGTTAGCCGAAATCAGATAATATGGGGAGTAAACTACTTTAATTACGACTTTACTGGTGGACGCATTGTTTGGGATAAGCTAAATGGTGATACTGACCAATACGATTGTGAAATAGCTTACTGCAGTATGAATGACAGAACCGACCTTATATATTGCATGTGGCGGGGAATGATTCAGGGAACCTATTGTGGAAAGGATTTATCTAAGGCAATTATCCAGCAAGGAAACAAAAAATTGAATGAAAAGCGGATTCATCCCTGCCAAAAGCCTGTGATTCTATATGGGTGGTTACTCAATCAATATGCCAACCCCGGTTATAAGATCGGTGATGCTCACATGGGTAGTCAAAGTAGCCGGATTGCAGCTTACAAGCTAGGATTCGACTATTGGGGATGTGAAAAAGATAAGTTTCATTTCAAAGAAGGTAATTCTCGTTTCCGCTATGAATGCCACGGAGAAATAAAAACAAATAAAGGGATTTTAGTGCAAACAAATCTATTTGACTTATAATATTAATATAACAATGAAGAAAATTGAATTTTACCCAGGAATCAATCTTGATAAAGCATATCAAGAATTGCAGGAGAATGCACCATGTTATGGTGAATTTAACGAGAAAACGTTGTATTCTACCGATTCTCTCAATGACGTGTATGTCAAAGTGACCGGCAAGTCAAAAGTGGAGCATGATGAATATATTCGCAAAATACGCGAAGAGTACGAACGTAAAGAGGCGGAATTTAAGGCTAAGATCCCGAAATTAACCGCAGATTACAGAAAACGTGCAAGGGGAATTATTCCGGAAGAACATTTAAAATACTGGGATAAAATAGTTCCTATCAGACTGAATGACTTATATCATGGTATGGAACTTGACTGCTGGTTGACGTTTATTGAGATTTTGAATGATACATCAAAGGAAGTGTTGGAAAGATTTGAAAGATGTCGGTTTATCTTCTGTGAACAAGGTCACAGTGGCATGAGTTCAGGACTTGTCTTTATGGGGTTGAAGCGTTTTCATCCATTAGGGGAAGCGTTAGTATCATATATTAAAGATTCAATAAAAGCATAGTATTTGTATGGAAATAAACTGTAAATACTGCCCTAAAAACGATGGTGCAGGGACGTGCAAAATAGATGACTGTCCTCTTCTTCCTATTATACAGGAAATAGAAAAAATGCAGTCATTCCTTGAAACAACCGCTAGTGATAACCCAAAAGAACTGATAGAACGTCTTACTGACATAAATGTCTACTTGGCCCGTTCAGGAAAACTCTTAGCTGATGCAAAAGCATATCAGGATCAAGTGACTGCAAATATATATTCGCAGCACATGGAGTTTATATCGCGGGTTCCGGCTACTGTTGCAATAAAGTTTGTTGCAGCCCAAAGTGTGACTGCTAATCAGTTGGTTGTATGGCTAGATCGCATAAATCGAACACTTGTTCATGCTGGAGATAATATACGTACGCAGATATCCTTTGCAAAGCAGGACATGGCATTGCAAAGAAAGGGATATTGAAAAAACGTTAATCACGGAAAAATAACTGATTTAAAGTGATTGTTTTTACGTCACTTTTGTTTAGCTTTACACCGTGAAAATAATGAATCATCTTAGTGGTGTTTGATGACAAAAGGATATTAAATAGGCTTTCTTGGAGTATATACCCTAAACACCACATCAAGGGTATAGAAACTCGAAAGCCTTCGCTTTTTATAGATGAATACAATAGGCATACATGGCAAATCCATTGGTTAATTTCTAAAATACTAGATTTAATTATGTCGAGACCTAATAAGACAGGTTTGAGTTATTTCCCAATGGATGTTGATTTATTCCAAGACATACGAATAAGGAAACTAATCAAGTATCAGAGTGGCAAGGCTATAACAGTATATGCTCTCCTGCTATGTCTTATCTACCAGCGTGGGTACTACATGAGGTGGGATGAAGAGTTGCCCTTCATTATATCGGAACAAACCGGGTTTGAAGAGGCGTATATACTGGAGGTCATCAGAAGCTGCATGACACTAGGGTTATTCTCCAAGAAACTGTATGATGACGAACAAATCATTACGTCAAAAGGGATTCAAGAGCGATACCTGTATATATGTAAACTGCTCAAAAGAAGAGTGAGCATTACTGAATATTTGCTTATTGATGAAGAAAAGGAGCTTGTTACTTCTCAAGAAACCGGGGTTATTTCCGGAAAAACCCCGGTTATTTCCGAAGAAACTGCTTTAAATTCGGTGAAAATGCAACAAAAGAAAAGAAAGGAAAAGGAAATAAAAGAAATCTCTCTATTGAGAGATAAAGAAAAGTTTCCCCCTCCCGAGGTTGTAGACAAAACATTAAGCGAATGCTATGATGAACTATCATGTGACAGAAGTTGGATTGAAATCGTAACGATGAATACACGTAATTCCGGTCATAAGGATTTTACGATAGACATGTTCGGAATGTATTTAAAACGTTTTTTCGAGAAGCTCCAAAACGAGGGAGAGGTAAGAAAGTATCCCAAGGATGCAAAATCGCATTTCTCCCGTTGGTTGAATATTGAACTGAAAAAGAAAGGCAATTATGAACCAAAACCAATTACCAACAACATCTACGAGCAGAAGCGAATTGATTCTGAGCGGAGAAAATCTAAACTCATGGCTGAGTTCGCAGAAGCGGACGCAAAATTCCTTGCAGAACAAGAAGCTAAACGAAAAGCAGTTGGCTTTATTGGAGAAATATCCGACACCTTCCCGGATGGCGGTTGATTACAATCCTGACCTGCAAGGGAAACTTGCGAAGTCGAATCTTACACTTGCGGATATTGCAATGAATGACAACATACCTTCGTTGTCCATCATCCGCTCCGTGTACGGTGAAGACAATGCACTTAGGTGGATGAAAGTGCAGTTTGACAGCCTAAACGATTATGCGGAGCAAGGGAAGGGTATAGCAGACTCACAACTGGATGAACTTTGTATCCTTGTCCTGGGTGAGTATTATTGGATGAATTTAGCTGAAATATGCAACTTCATATCCAGGCTCAAGTTGGGAAAATATGGGCCGTTTTATGGAGCCATTGGTCCAATGAAGATTACTTGTTCGCTCCTGGAGTATATCAAAGAGCGACGTATTGACATCGAACGTTATGAACGTGAGCAATACCGCATTCAGCGACAAAAAGAGATAGAGGAGCGTGGTAATAATAGCATATCATACGCAGAATATCTTGAGCAAGAAAAGAAGCTTGTCGAAAAGGGTGATAAGGATGCTATTGAAAGAGCTTCGAAGCGTATCGGAAGCACTTGTTTGTCAACAGGTTAATTAAAGATAAAGCCTTGTGAATAAAACGAGTAATGTTTGTTTACAAGTGGAAAAATAAGTAACTTTATACCTGTAAATCAGAAATATATAAAATATAAGAGCAATGAAAACAATTAGAAAATTAACTGAAAGGGAAGTGGTACTCAACAGGCTCACACAACCTATTCTTATGCCTGTTATTTACTCACTAAATTACAAAGTTAGTAACCAAACAGATGATAATTCAAGGTTATCCAGTAATTTGTAACGGCATTCATAATGCCGAAAGGCATCTTAAGCCTATGTGCAAACAATGCCTGTTGTATACCAAAGTAAAGCAGCCATCGAGAAGTTCATGGCGCATAAGTGGAATTGAAAAATGTATCATAAATCATGTTAGTAGGAACAACAAATCTTAATACGACGCTCAACCTAACCTACGTGTTGACTGACGTCGTGGAAACGCTTCTCTACGATTTGAGGAGTGAAATGGGAAAACAAGGCTATGAATTGCGTCATGATGCAAAACGCAACTTCAACACTGCGATAGCAGCAATTCGTAAATTGAAACTTGATGTTGACAAAACGCAATTATCCACACAGGAAAACTTCGGGAATGACTCCGATTGTCTTCTTGCCTTCATTAAGCTGTTAATAGATCGCTGCGGTGATGATGACAAGAAGATGTTTGAGTTCTATAATTATATCAAACGGTATCCGTCGCAACTCGGCTTGGAGCTGTCTGATGAAAAGTGTGTGTTTGCGCATGTTTTTGAGAATAAGTAACCATTAAAACTTAGTAAAATGGACCCAAGAATACTTCTTCGTTTGGCTGCAATGTTTGTCTTTATTGCTTCGATTGTGGTTAACTTTCGAGACAGGGACGATTCAACCCTGATGTCCTTTTTATTAAATATTATTGGGTGGTTGATATTGATTTATAGTAAATTATAAACGTTTAAAACCAATAAGTAATGAACAAAAATATAATCATAAAGAAAGAGAAGCCTATCTGTCAGTTAGATGGGCTTCCGGGAGTAAAAAGACGTAAGGTTGATGCGTATAGTATCAATAATACAAGTGACATTGAATCAACCATCGAACTGGGATATGCGTGTACTTCTGCCGGAGATAATGGAGCTATAAATGTTTGGAAGGATGATGCAGGAATTATTCGCGGTGAATTAATGCGGTACTGTGTAACTGTTGAAAAAAGAACGTTTACCAGCTATGCAGAAGTGGAAAAATGCGTTAGTGATTGGCTTGAAAGGATTAACCCATAACCTTTATTGTAATGAACACAGAAAGAACTTTATATGAAATTGAAGTAGCTCTATCTAAAAGTGATGCTTTCAACTTTGTACGAAATATCATAGCTTTTAATGTAAATGGTATGAGTGATAGTTTAAGTATCTGGCACGAATGCGATATGCTCGTCTTATCAAAGTCCGGTTATCTCACAGAGATTGAAATTAAGCGTAGTTGGGCTGATTTTCTTGCTGATTTCAAGAAAAGGCATACTCACGAAGGAAGAGGCATTATCAAGTATTTCTATTACTGTGTTCCAGAATGCTTGCTTAAACAAGTTTACGATAAACTGGATGAACTAAAGGCTGACTATACAGGGATAATAACATACGATGAAGATTTAAAAATAACACTCCACGGACATCGATGGATTACTCACGATGGAAATTATTCGTATCACTTCACCGAACAACACCCATATCGTAAGTTATTTCTTGAAGAACAGCTACAAGTCGCTCGGTTCGGCGCAATGCGAGCAATTAAATTAAAGGAAAAGTTAATTAATAGCCATTTGGCGTAAAACAGTGTAGAAATGATTCAAATTAAGATTCGTGAGTTAATTATCTTCATTATAATCATTGCGCTATTTTCCTCTTTATTAATTAATTGTTCTCAGCATTCTTTGATAAAAGCGTTAGAACATTCAATAGAGCAAAGAGATAGCCTACTGAATGAAAGTTTTAAATTGAAATACTAATAATAAACAAATGAACATTGGATTAATCGACGTGGATGGTCATAACTTCCCTAACTTTGCTCTTATGCGTACGTCTGCCTACCATAAAGATAGAGGTGATCAAGTAGAATGGGCTGCTCCTTTTAGCAAATACGATAAAGTAATTGCAAGCAAGATATTTACCTTCACTCCTGATTTTAATTACTTGACTTTGGAAGCTGGCATAATAGAGAAAGGAGGGACTGGCTATAATATAAAAAAACAATTACCATGTGAAATTGAAAGTAGCAAATCTATGGATTATTCGATCTATCCTCAATACAAGTTTTCAATTCAATTTTTTAGTCGAGGCTGCATCCGTAAATGTCCTTTCTGCCTTGTCCGTGAAAAAGAGGGGTATATTCATCCAGTGGAACCTGTTGATTTGAACCCTAAAGGAGACTGGGTTGAGGTACTGGACAATAATTTTTTTGCTAATCCGGAATGGAAAGATTCGGTTGATTATCTTCTCAAAGTGAAACAGCCCGTAAAGCTTCATGGTGTAGATGTTAGAATTATGGATGAAGAGCAGGCTTATTATCTGAATAAGCTGAAAATGAAACAGAATATTCATATCGCTTGGGATTTACCGCAGATTGATCTAACGGATAGACTAAAAGAAATGATTAAGTACGTGAAGCCTTACAAAATAACCTGCTATGTGCTGGTAGGATTCAACTCTACTATTGAGCAGGATTTGTTTCGGCTTAATACACTAAAGAGCTTGGGTATTACTCCTTTTGTTCAACCTTATAGGGATTTTGTGAACAAAAGAAAACCTAAGCAATATGAGTTAGATCTTGCGAGGTGGGCGAATAGAATGTGGTTGTTTAAGTCGCTTGATTTTGCAGACTTTTCACCACTCAAAGGATTTAAGTGTGATTATTATTTAAAGCAATTAGCGTAAAACAAAATTAGAAATGAAGATAATAGCCAAACAAGATTCAGAGGGTGAGATACTGAAACAACAGGACGAATTTCTTCTGCGAGATTATGAAAGAGCGGTTGCATCCGATTGCTTTCAAGGTACGCTTGAAGAATTTAAAGAATTTCTGGAAGTTGGCTGCTGGGGAATTACCAGCATGAATCGGGACGATTTTTCAGACTTTTCTCAAATCCCTAATGGGTTAGGGGATGATGCGAACGGTGCTTCTGGTCCTTTGGGTGTAAACTCCGGATCTGCCTTTATTCTTGTTCCCCGAGAATGTAAGTATTGTAAGGTAGCTTCTTTCCCTACTCTTGAGATGGCAGAACATTTTGTTTCCGAGAATCCCCGCATGACTGATGTCGAGATTATCACAGAATGTGAATTTGTAAAAGCATATAATGATAGGTTTTATCCGTTTAATCGATTATAAATACTTAAGTCGTTATGATAGAAATATTAGAATTTATCTTTCAGAGTTTCTGGCATTGGCTAGGCACCGTAATACTTATAGCTGTCATTCCTGTTCCGTTTGGGAGTATTCGAACTCTGTTACGTATAAAAAGACATGTAAAAAATAAAACTGATAAGATATGAAAACATTGATAATTTATAATTCAATAGATGCACCTTTGCAGTATGCAATAGTAGAAGGTGATTATTCTGATTTAAACGGAGTCTGTATTAATTCTTTTAATGAAGACAGAACAAAAGTCGAGAAAGCATGCGATTTTCTCTTTGATAAAGATGGAAGATTTTTGCTTCCATTTTCTGAAGATATTTCCCTATTGAATAATAAAAATTGGGATGTAGCTGTCGTAATAACATTTATTCTTTGAATTAATATAAGGTTATACAGAAATGAGCGAGATAAAGTTTAGATATAAATTTGATTCAACAGCCTATGTTGTAGACGAGAAATATTTTCTTCAAATAGAACGAATGGCAAAAATGAATAGTGAGAAAATAGAGAAGCTTGCTGAAAAGAAATTCAGAACTTATCTTAATAATGGTATGAATCCTATAAAACTGGAGTTTAAAATAAGAGGCGTGGATGAGCTAAGGGAACATTCTGTTGTATCCGAACTTAATTATAGTGAAAGGGGATACCCTATGTCTGTTCCGGAAAAGATAAAGTATGCTATTGTTGATGACATTGCAGGTTATGTTGAAGATAAATTTAAGCATTATAAAGACGATTGCCAAAAGATATTTGACGAAATTTACGGGAAATCAGAAGAAAGAAATAAAAAGAAAATAAGGTTTTGGAAATCTCTTTTTGCCATTACTTTTTTCGTGCTATTAACTGAGTGTATTTGTAGAATAATTCAACAATAAATACATGAAAGAATCACATGCAGGTATTGGAATATGTCATTGTTATCAATGTAGGATGGATAAGAAGCATTGCAGTTCTAAAAAAAGAAAGTTTGAGAAACGGGCTATAAATAAGTTCCGTCGGAAACAATTGAAATTAGATGAAATAATTAAATGCAATCGTTTCGGAAAATATTGGGCTTGATCCCAATTAATTCCGATTTTAAAAAAGAAAGGATATAATTATGAAACAGACTGTAGAAGAAGCCGAGAAAGAATATTATGAAAAGAATTATCCGGGTGTAGATATAAATAGGATGATGGTGGAAAATGCGTTTGAAGCTGGCGCAGACTGGCAATCAAAGCAATTACCTTGGATAAGTGTAGAGGAGCGATTACCGGAAGTTGGTGAACTTGTTCTTTGTAGAATGGTATCAAACGGAGCGATAGTAAGTGGATTCCTTGAGCCAATTCCTGGTTGTCTTCCCAAAGTGGCTACAAGACCTGATTTTGAATTTGAAGATTACGGTTATTATTATTGTGATTTTTGGATGCCTATCCCGTCTTTCGATGAAATACTCGAAGCCAACAGGGATGTACTAGAACGGATTAAAGAGAAAGGAGACTGACCATGAATGATACCATACAATCACAAACAGTTTCTATCAAAGGAAATGACGATGCTGTGGCATATATTGATTTCTGTGATGGACAGTTATGTGTCTCTGTTGTAATTGGAGATAAACAAGCAGACTTTGCTTTTGAACCTATCACTTTGAAAATGTTTGCCCATGCTTATAAGTTACATTGTGAGGAACTAAAGAAAGGAGAGTGATATGAATAATATATTTACAATTTGCTATTCTGAAGAAGAAGCTAACGAAATTGGACATTTCATAATGCGAAAAGGCTATGAAGGTGTTCAAAATGATAGTTACAGATATTGTCGTGAAGCGATTTGGTGGGCCTTTAAAGAAACTAAAAGACATCATTCGGGTCTCATATATGTTGGCGTCGGAGGTTGTCAAATGATTGTGTCCAGGACTAAAAGGGGACTTCGCAGAAACGGACTTAAATATATCGAGAAGAAACGAATGTTTTACAAATTATTGAGTAGATATTAAGTAAATTAAACTTAGAAAGGATAAGTTATGTATGTAGCAAGAGACAGAGACGGTGATTTGTATCTTTATAGAGAACAGCCCGTAAAAAATGATAAATGGGGAACTTGGCAAGCGGGTCACAACGATTCCCATGATTTCTATAAAATAGATTCTTCTTTATTCCCAGAAGTAAGTTTGGAAGATGAAGAGCCGACAGAAGTGGAATTAGTAAAGAAAGGAGAATAACCATGACCGAAGAGCTTGTAACGTTTGAGACAGCAAAGTTTTTAAAAGAAAAAGGTTTTGACATAGCTTGTGAAAATGTTGTTAGAGAAGATAAAACGCGCATGAATACTTTATTTAGAACAAATAAGAATCTACCTAAAACATGTTATTCTCTACCTACCCAAGCTATTGCGGCTAAATGGTTAAGAGAAAGACACGAAATAAATGTGTCTGTACTTAGAATGACAGAAAGATATGGTGGTGCGGTTGCTAAACATAATCTGCTGAAATACTTCTATCATATTCAAATCCCTAACAGACCATCTATAGTTGATGTAGGCGTATATTATTTCACCTATGAGGAAGCTTTTGAAGCAGGTATTAAAAAGGCACTAAGTCTAATTGTTTAACATGGTAATCTCAAAAACATAAAAACATGAATAATACAAAGAATTTTGAGAGTTATTTTGATGATATGCGAGTGAGATTTTCACCCGCAACCAAAGTACTTGGCCTGAAATATAATTCATTCAAGTTGTGGGCTTTGGGTAGGGGATACATAGAGATGTATAATAACAGACTTATGTCTAATGATGAACGCATTTTAGTTTCGGCTTTTGATGAGCTTTTCGTTAATATAGATATTGTACAGCAATTCTACAAAGAAACTGGAATTATTTTTACTGGAGATATATCCTACTCTCTAATTAAGATTTTCGGGCTTGCTAAGCATCTTGATATTGATTTGCTCTGGCATATTGAACAGAAACAAAGGTATAATGAATTAAGAGTGTATAAACATGGGAAAAGATATTAATCATGAACAGGGAAATAATATTCAGAGGGAAAACGGTTAATGGCAATAAATGGGTATATGGAGATTTGCTTCATATTGCTGGAGGATATATTATATATCATGGCTCTCAAAAAGATTGTGAGATTACTACCGGCAAGCATGTTTCCGTTGAGTTGCTTCATGATGAAATCTCTGTTGTTGCCCCAGAGACCGTCGGGCAATTGTAAAATTATCCGGTGAGAGAAAGAATAAAAACAAAGGATTTATTTTCGTATCTCCGATAAAAATGCTATTTTTGCAAATGAAGAGTTCTTTGACGGTTACGCAACGCGCAGAAGAATAAAACAATAGATAACTCGCTAATTCGTAACCTATTATTACAATAAATAGGTAATTACCATTCATTACCAATCACTTATACTTTTTTAGTAACATCGGGATGCAAATATAAAATAATAAATTAAAATTATTAACTTTGCATTACATGTCAAGTGGCATGTAGCTAATCGGACGAAAAGACATGAGGTTATCAATAAAACAGGAAAATTTTTGTAATTACTACATTGAATGTGGGAACGCATCCGAATCTTATCGTCGTGCGTATTCTTGTAAGAATATGAAAGACAACACTGTTAATCGGAAAGCGCTTGAACTGTTAAATAACGGCATGATTACGGCAAGGGTCAAGGAATTGCAATTAGAACAAAAGGAGAAGTCAGATATAACTAAAGAGCGTATCTTACAGGAATTATCCGGTATTGCATTTTCTACCATCGCCGATATGCATAATACTTGGATTGAACGTAAGGAATTTGACCAGCTTTCTAAGAAAGAAAAATCATCAATAAAAAGCATTTCTACAAAAGTGCTCAAAAAGAATATCGGCACAAGAGATGAGCCAGAAATAGTGGATGTTGAGTATGTGAAGATAGAGTTGTACGATAAAATAAAAGCTATTGAGCGTATCTGCAAGATGCTTGGTTTTGATTCACCGACAGAAGTGAATATCAACAAGGACAGTGAGGATATGTCCCGTGAAGATATGTTGGATGAATTAGAACGTTTGGAAAAATTGCGTGAGGAATAATGAGATTAACTGATGCACAGGTAAAAAGAAAGCTTGAGTTGGAGCGTCTGCTATTGAAAATGGATGCTCCCAATGTGTTTTATAAATTTATTCCGTATATCAATGCGTCATATATTAGTATGTGGTTCCACAAGGTTATTGCTGATCATTGCCAAATGCTTTTTGATGGTAAAATCAAGAATTTAATGGTATTCATGCCGCCACAAAATGGGAAATCTGAAATTGTATCCCGTAATTTCCCAGCGTTTGCTTTAGGCTGTAATCCTGATCTTAAAATTGTCGGTACATCGTATAGTGCTAATCTTGCAGAACAATTCTCGCGTTCTATTCAGCGTATTATAGATAGCAAGGAGTATCAAGCTATATTCCCCAATACTTATCTTAATGGAAGTAATGTCAGGACGGATGTAAAAGGTTATTTGCGCAATGTGGATATATTTGAGACGGTGGGGCATAAAGGTTTTTATAAGGCGGTTGGTGTCGGTGGTTCTTTGACGGGAACTCCAGTGGATATAGCCATTATTGATGACCCGGTAAAGGATGCAATGGAAGCCTATTCTGTTACTTACAGAGAGCGCGTGTGGGATTGGTATACTTCAGTGTTGCTTACACGTCTTCATAATGAAAGCAAACAGCTTTTTATTATGACGAGATGGCATGACGATGACCTTGCCGGACGCATATTGAAGAAGGAATCTGACAAATGGACTGTATTGTCTATTCCTGCTATACGTGAAACGTTTAATGATGGAAATGATTTTGATCCTCGTAATGTTGGTGAAGCATTATGGCCACAAAGACATTCGCTTGAAAGGCTTATTGACCAGCAGAAACGATCTCCCCGTTTCTTTTCCGCACTTTATCAGCAACATCCAAGTGTAGAGGGAGGAAATATTATTAAAGAAACTTGGTTTAACCATATATCCATGTTTGACTTCAAAAAGAAGCGTGGTAATAATCCAATCACGTTCTTTATTGATACTGCTTATACGGAGAAAACATCTAATGACCCAACAGGGATAATCGGTTCTTGTATGATTGGTAGTGACATCTATCTTGTATGTGGTAAGAAAGTAAACATGAAATTCCCTGAATTATGTCGCTTTCTTCCGTCTTATGTTCGCGACAATGGATATGGGAACGGTAGTACGGTAAGGATTGAACCGAAAGCAAATGGTCTTTCCGTGATAGACCAATTACGCGAAACAACTAATCTGAATGTTGTTGCTACTCCATCTCCAAAAGACAGCAAAGAAACAAGGTTAAACGTTGCCTCTCCTTTTGCTGAGAGTGGACGTGTGTATCTTGTGGATGGGGATTGGAATGAAATGTTTATTGATGAGGTGTGCGGTTTTCCTGCAAAACCTCATGATGAGTTTGTGGATTTGCTTTGCTACTCGATAGATTATCATCACAGAAGCTTTAATGAATTGAGTGATGAGGAGATTCTAAGGGATTTTCTTTGATTATATAAAAAAACGGCTCTAAATACGTCACTTTTTAAATTAAATTCCTATATTGCATCGTGAAAATAAGAACTGGTCGAGTGAAGCCCTCCAGAACAAGATATTAATGTAAAGTGTCTATTTAATGCTACGGGGCTTCACAATATGCGTGGCAAAGGATAGGCACTTTATTTTTTTTATCTGCGTGAAGAGGCGCAGCACATTATGAAAAAGGATCATCGATCTGCGAGTATTCGCAATTTACTGCCGAAAATGTTTGCTGTTGTGAAAAGATTGTGTACCTTTGCGGTGCGACAACTTTATTTACATAACAGCTATGTGGATTTTTTATATCCATACGGCATACTTTTTAATAATATATTGGAGAAGTTACACTCGTGTCTTTATTCGCCGCATAGCAGTAAAGAGGTTGTCGCAGACTTAGGGTGTACTTCTCCTTTTTTTTGTAAACAAATAATTTCATTTCATGCGACAACCAAATGAAATCTATTTGAACGGGAATAATAGTACCGTACAGATTGCGTCAGCTCACGAAACGAGCAAGACTTTCTCCTATAATGGAAACGAAGTACTTTTTGACATCAAAGATGATGTTATGGTTAACGCCACACAGCTTGCTAAAATCTATGGAAAGCGCCCTGCTGAATATTTGAGATTGCCAGATACGGTAAAATTGATTAATGCCATTACAAGAAAATATGGTATTGCTGAGAATCAATTAGTTGTAACATCAAAAGGTGGGAATATTAGCGATATGGGAAAATCCCACATCGTTGATAATCAACAAGGTACTTGGATGCACAGATTAATAGTAGTTGATTTCTGCCAATGGTTAGACATTGATTTGAAACTATGGTGTACCGAGAAACTTGACGAGTTAATGAGATACGGTATGACCGCTACACAACCTACCTTAGAGCAGATGATTAACAACCCCGACCTTGTTATCAGCCTTGCTACACAGCTAAAGAGCGAGCGTGAGGAAAAGGCACGTTTGCGAACAGAGAACGAGCAGAAGGATGCCAAGATTACCAAGCTCCAGCCCAAAGCCGACTTTGCCGAAGCGGCTTTCAAGGCAGAGGGTAAGGTGGACATAGGTCAAGCCGCCAAGATACTCGGACTGCCCTTTGGCAGAAACACATTGTTCAAGAAATTGAAAGAGGCAGGCGTATTCTTTGCCAACAGGAATGAACCCAAGCAAAAGTACATTGATGCAGGCTACTTTGAGATGACACTGCTACCACCAATACATCGTGACAATCATCCCGACTTGTTGTGTCAGAAAGTCTTGTGCAAGCCAAAAGGTCTTGCTTATATCAACCACCTGTTTGGTGGAAATCCTTCTGACGGCAAGTTGGCGAAAATACAGTGAGTTGACATATAAATGCGTAAGACGCTGTGATAAAAGGGGCACAGCGTCTTTTGTATGTCACATTGATTTTATAATTGCTTATTTATCAATAGTTCGACTTTCTTAAGCCTCTCGGCGTATTTTTTCTCTTTCGGGAATGTAGATATGGCTTTTTTAATAATACGCAGTTCGTTTACGTAATCCTTTTGTTTTCTATATAATATCATAAGTCTGTCATAAGAATGTGTTGCGTCACAATCTTCGTAAGAAATGTTTTGCTCATATATTTTGATAGCCTCTTGAATTTCTCCACGTTTTTCAAGTTCAATGCCCTTGTTGTTTAGCATCGCTATGCGATGGTTGGAACGTTCTTGTTTCATGTAGGCGATACGTTTTTCCTCCATAGCGTCTAATTGTGACTTTGGTAAGTCTATGTATTTATCAGTTCCATTATACTTCCAAAATAAATCCTCATCCATAACAGCCCCCTTTATATATCTTTTATTTAGGTAGCTCCATTTCACACGTACATATCCATCCCCCAAGTCTATAATAGAGCCTTTCCCGTATTTAGATATAGTTTCTTCTTCTAACTCCTTAGCTTTTCGCTCCTTGTCTTTTATCTGCTGTATTGATGTATTTATGGGTATGTTGAAATCGTACCCATTTACTGTTGATTTATATTCTCCTACAATATCTCCGTTGTCATAAACATCTACGTCTATCCCTTTAACTGATACACGCTGTGGTTCCAGTTTATTTGTACGCTTCATGGCTTCTTCATACTCATTACGAATGACAGAACGTGCTTGCTTAAGCGTCATATTATTCAGCATTATTGTATCGGGAAGCTGATTTATGTAGCTTATTATTGCATTATAACTTTTAATGACATCATTTTTGTTTGATGCGTTATCCATGTCACGCAGGCATTGATTGATTAATCGAACTTTATATTCGTAAAGATCGGATTTTGTATTGCTGTCTTTGCTGCTAATTCGGCATAAGGCTATTATCAATACTATCGTGGAAGCAATGATGATTATTGTTGCCATATTAGGTTCACAATTTATCAGCTAACTTTTTAATATCTTCCTTACTCGTAACCTTGTGGATGGTTCCGTCTAATTCGATGTAGCCGTTTATACTGGTCGGTTCCTCGAATAACTCGGTTATTCTCACATTTAAGGCGCTGGCGATTTTTTCCAATGTCTCAAGTGACGGATTTACCTTTCCATTAATTATATTACTCGTGTTCGTCTGTGAAATACCTATCATTGTGGATAAATCCATAACTTTAACACCTTTCTCTTTACACACTTCTTTTATTCTCAATTCTGCCATAATGTAGTGCATTAATTAGTTATAATGCAAAAGTACAATACTTATCCTTGTATTTAACGCATTACATAATTAATTAATGTTAATATAATGTGGTATATTATTATTTGATTTTGATATATTAATCTACTACGTTATATTTGCATTGTAAAATTGATGTATCACGTTAAAATATATAATGTATGAACCGTTACGATTTAAGCAAAATAATGAGAAGAGCACATCAGTTATTCATTAACGCTCGTGCAAAATACCCGACATTCTCTGATGCACTCCGCAAATCTTGGAGCATGGCAAAGTTCGAAGTTAGGGTAGCTGAAGCACGCCAAGCAATCGAAACGGAAGAAAAAGCACGTGAAGCAAAGGTACGTGAAGAGAACGAGCAGGCTGCTATTAGTTCAGTTCTTCTTCATGCACAACTGGAAGCCGACCGGATCAGACGTGAAGCAGAAGCCAAAGCGGAACGCATGAGAGACGAGATAGCAGCCCGCAAAGAGGGTATAACTTATAGTGAATATCAAGATCGTATTAGCCGTGCTATGGGTTACGGAATTGGTGCTTATTGTGGAGATTAAAATTATGATAGAAATAATAATCATATTCGTTTGTCTTTTTTTAGGATATTTTCTTTTTAAGAAAAAGGAAGACTCTCTTTTTTACAAAGACTAACTTAATAGTATTATTAATCCGATGGATATAGATAATTTGTCCATCATAAAAGATATTACATTATGAAACAGTTTCAGTTAACTATTAATGAAGAACTTGTGGGCTTATTACGGTCTGCTACAGAGTTGAATAGCCTGCTTAACAGCTATGTACAAGAGCATTTCAAAGGCTTGGATTATCAAGACTGGCAAGAATATCCAGCAAAGCAGTTCGGAGAAATGCAGAACACCACTTTAGGCATTATGTCGGATTTATCCGATATTATCGGCTACGATATCGCACAACAGGCGAACGCAGAAATAAAGAAGGAGGCGAAGGTATGAAGACGATTAGAGTAACAGACGCGGCCGCTCGGTTTATCAAACAGATCAGGGAGGAGGAATTAGAGGAAAGGAAAGTTTTTCTATGTGAAGCTTACACAAAGGCGGTAGAACACGCTTTGGCTAATGATGAATACAGCGAAGCGGATTTTTATCCGTTGACGGTAATACATGATTATCATAAGCTAATTGAAGAACTTGCAGATAACGATGACACCAAAGGCAATGATTAACGAAGAAGTTTTAAAAATAGTATTGAATGATAAGACTTTCGGCCAACGTGAAGCGGCCGATATAGTAGGCGGGCGTCCCCGTTTGTTCAAGCTGGTAGAATCTGGCGCTATTCGCGCAGAAAAGAAGCCCGCAGACCGTCAAAACGGTAGATGCATTGTAACGCCTACTATGTCATAAAATGGGCAACGATAGGAGGGGAAAGCGCACATAAGAGCAATGAGAATACGTAAAAGTTGTGTTAGGGGATTACGGTCCGGCACTTTAAATTGACGCCAATCAACAAAGTCGCCCCGGTAACAATACGGTTGCCGGGTTTTATGTATGCAATAACGGGTGATGACGACGTGAACACATAGTGTTATGTATACAATAATCATATTTTTTTCGAATTAATAGCTATTTCTTCCGAAGGAATACAGTATTGTTCACTGAACGATAGGATAAGTACTCCGTGAATATTCTAGATTTATGCAGAAAAGAATATGTGGTGATTTAGAAGTTTGCTACCTTTGTAACCGAAAACACTTCTTTTGTGTTTTCATTGCTCTTATGTGCACTGGCTTGTGAAAGTCGGTGCCATTTTTGTTCTATGTCAAAAGTTAAATCTTTGATTTAGAGATGTTTGTGATAAAAATAAAAGTGCAAATGTTTGGCTAACTCGTTAATAATGAATATATTTGCAATACAAAAAGAACCCAATATTACTAACAATTAAAAGACAAGAACAATGAAATCAACAACAATCCAACAGAGAATAATAGAAAAGTTCATCATGTCAGAGTTTGTACAAGGTAACTTAGATACAGAAGAACAAGTAAGCTGTATGCTTATCCTGATTCAAAAGAAGCTGAATATGTCAGTAGAGCAAGCAAGTGACTTTATGAGAAAATCAATTGGTATTAACGCTTAAATACACACAATTACCTTAATATGGAACAAAATCGTTTTGATGTATTTCAGAAAGTTCTTTGTCTGTACGGACAGTACGTGTTTCTCAACCTGTATTCATCCGCAAAGGCGCTAGAAAAATACGAAGATTGTGCCATTATGCGAGATTTGATGAAAAGGTACCATATTGATGAACGTGATGAAATCCAAGATTGGCAAGCTGAAATATGGCGTTGTGGATATTCAGGTGAAATTGCTGTCATTAACTTTCCATATTATATGCATGAAGCTGTAAAAATGGTAGGTTATTAGATAAATATTATTATTTTTTTTGTTTAAAAGTGACGTAATAAATGTCACTTTTGTTATATTTGCACCATAGCATCTGATGCTAACGTATCCTTTCATGTTCTCGGGTATACGTATTGTTTTATCCGGTTCCTTTTGGAAAGGTATTTATTGTTGTTCAACTAATTACCGTATGAAGATGTACGGAACATGCCCATGGATGAAATAACCGCTATATTAGACAGTACCCGACCTGTTGATAATATTATCAACGACTTAAAAGAGAAATCAGTCTGTGTCCCCTCTTGGGATAAACTTATCAAAGACTACGAACCTACAGAGCATGAGATTGTATCTGACACTGTTACTCGTAAAGACAAAGTCCGTTCTAATGGAGATACAGAGAGAGCTTCGCGTATCTATATAGGGCTTGAAAGACTTCTCACCAAGCGAATGACTGAATTCATGTTCGCTATTCCGGTTAAACGTGTATATCATAACATAGAAGATAATGAAACCCGCCAAAGTATTGCGAAAGCGATTGAAGCGATATATAAGTATGCTCGTATTGATAGTGAAAATATTAAGCGAGGCAATGTTTACTTTGCTTCATGTGAAGTGTTCACCATTTGGTACACGGTTGAAAGTCCCAACACTCTATATGGCTTTAAAAGTAAATATAAGCTAAAATGCAAAACTTATTCACCAATGGAAGGTGTTAGGTTATATCCTTTACTTGATGAACTTGGTGATATGATCGCAATGTCTTTTGAGTACACTAGAAAGGTGAAAAATGAAGAAGTTACTTTCTTTGAAACATACACGTCAAACATCCATTATAAATGGAAACAACAGGGAAACGGCTGGGAATTAGTAAAATTAGAACCGGTCGTTATTATGAAAATCCCTGGAGTCTACACCTATCGTCCTGTTCCCATTTATCACGGTCTTTCCTATATCAGAAAAGAAATCGAATATACTCTGTCACGTAATAGCGATGTCATAGCATATAACTCCGCTCCTATCCTAAAAATAGCTGGTGGCATAAAAGGAGGAGAAGATAAAGGAGAAAGCCGTAGAGTTTACCGCGTAGAACAAAACGGGGATGTGTCCTATGTTTCATGGGCGCAATCTATCGAGGCGTTAAAATACCATGTAGACACCCTTGTTAAACTGTTCTGGTCACAATCCCAAATGCCGGATATTTCCTTTGAAAACATGAAGTCTCTAGGCAATATTGGATTTGATGCAAGACAGACTTTACTTACTGACGCTCATTTAAAGGTTGGAGATGAAAGTGGTGCATGGATAGAGGCATTTGAACGTGAATGTAGCGTAATCAAAGCTTTCCTGAAAATGATGAATGTTTCTTGGAAAGATGAAGTAGATAATGTTGAGGTTGAGCATGTCATAACTCCGTTTATTCAAAATGATGAAAAGTCAGAAATAGAAAAGTGGGTTACGGCAAGTGGTGGAAAGGCAGTTGTCAGCCAATTAGAAGCCATCAAGAACTTAGGTATCTCTGCTGATCCACAAGAAACTCTTTCCCAAATTCAAAAAGAAGATGAAACTGCTTCTAGAATCAGAGTGAGCAACATATTTGAACAATCAGAATAATAATCTAAAATATAAATATTATGGCAAAAACGGATACTCTAAAATTTAATAAAGAAAAACAGGGATATTCCTGCGAATTTACCTCTGTTGGGAAATGTGTAATACAGATAGACAGAGAGAAAAGTGGCATACTTAGTATATACGCAAAGTTGGAAGGAATGGATTATGCGCTATTGTATCAATACCCATCTGTTTCATTCAATGATAATATAATTTTTGAGCTTGATGTACAAAAAGGACTTTCTATAAAAATACTAAGTGAGGTCGGTATCATGAATGCAAAAATGTTTTATGAAGATGAAGGATTGTAGCATTGCTGCCTTTGTGTAAATGCTATAAGGGAATAGTATCTCGTATATAAAAGTTTTGTAAAAGAATTGATTAAAAATATCTATGTAAATACAAATTGAATAGTTGTTGATATGGAAAATATTGAATTTAACGAAAAAGAAGGTCTGTATGTAGCTGATTTTGCATCAAAAGGTAAGTGTGTAATTCAGATTGAGAATAATACGTTAGATAATTTGATCTTTTATCGTTACATGCCAAATATGGAGCCAAGCTCATACGATAAGTTGGATTTTGATTGTAGAAAGAGGATATTTGATTTGGATATACCTATTGGAATGATGATACGTATTATTAGTAAGACGGAAGTAAAAGCCGCCAAAATGATTGTCATACAACAACCAAACGGTAGCAGTTCTTCTATTACAGAAGTAGAAGCAACTATTGATAATAATACTGGTATTCCATCTGTGAACGTTTCTACAGAAGATGGTAAATTAAAGTTTGACTTTAAAAATCTAAAAGGGACCAAGGGAGATAATGGGACAAATGGCAGTGATGGAGAAAAAGGTGCGACTGGTGCAAAAATTATGTCCATTGAATTGAGTATTACCGGAACGTCTATTTCAGGTACGGCGCATTTAGATGATGAAAGTACAGCACCTATTTCTGGTACATATAATCCAGCATAAACATATAATTTTAAATAATATAAAGATGAAAAAGTACATTGGAACAAAACAAATTGAAGCGGAACCTATGACAATGGGTGAAGCATTTGAAAAAGGTTTATTGCAAGTAGGCAGAGTACTCACCGAATCCGAAAAGGATAAAAATGGGTATCGTGTAAGGTACAAGGACGGTTACGAAAGCTGGTCTCCTGCCGAACCGTTTGAGGAAGCGTATAAATGCGCTGACACTTTCCTTGACCGTTTACACATCGAGCATTCCGACTTGATGGAGAAGTTTGAGAAGTGTGCTGCATTTGTGGATTCTGAAAAGTTCCGTGAGGTAATCAAAGAAGATTATCCTGCTTTCCTACTCTCTCTACAGCGTGAACTTATGGGTCGTTACTCGGCAATTCTTGAACAGAGAATGGCTATCGCAAAAGGGGAGACAAGCATTACCACTCTTCCAAGAATGTCCTTCGGTATCGCTATTCAGGCGTTGAAGTTTGGTCTTGCCATCCGTAGAACTGGCTGGAACGGCAAAGGTATGATGGTATTCAAGCAAGTACCATCCCATATCGAAAGTGACATCATTCCTAAGATGCAGTCTCTTCCTCAATCAGCAAAAGACCTTATTCTGAAAGGTAAGGGATTCATTGACTACACAAGCCAGTGTCTTATCTACAACGAAAATACTGGTCGTGCTGATTCATGGGTTCCGTCTATCAGTGATGTATTTGCCGAAGATTGGGAGATTGTACAATAACCTATCTGTCAAGTTGTTGAAAAGTTAAAGGCAGCGTAGGCATCTGTTTATGCTGCTGGCTTAAAACTTAAAATCATGAAGAAAAAAATATCAAACTGGCTTATTAGATTAGCATCGAAGATCAACCCACAAGAAAGACTAAGTAGTATTGAACGAGTTGATAACTACGAAGCAAAGAAGCTAGGCATATGTCTTGCACGGACCAAGAAAGAAATCAAGGACTATCGCAAGAAGATGAAAACTAACGAAGGCTGGTCCAATCGTAAAGCCGATGAAATACTTATCAGAGAACTTCAGAACGAAGTGCGACAGTCAATCATCAACTCTATCAACCAAAGAGGGTTGATTGAATACTCCGTTGAAAAGGTTGGTGACGAACTTCATGTTACCGGTGAAATCAAAGTCTATATCAAGAAAGAATCGCATGAAAGTTCCAATAGATGAAATGACGTTTGCCGAAAGCGAATATCATAGAGGTAACAAAATATGGAATGCCCAAACGTTATACGACTTTGCTAAGGCAAAAGAGTATCCAGTTATGGATATGCCACTTTGGTGCATTGATTTGACTACTGAAGCATTTGAATGCAGCCAGCTTCATAGTTTCATATTCCAATGCAAGCGGGTTCGTAACTGTTCGCTTGATTATCCTATCATATTAGATGAAGTTGGCCAAATTGCTGATGGCTATCATCGTTTATGCAAAGCTATATTAGAGGGTAAGGAGACAATTAAAGCTATTCGGTTATTGGAAATGCCAGCACCTGATAGAATTGAGGAGGAATAATATGAAGAAGCACACAAGAATTATTACGGTAGAATATGTTGTACGAGATTGCCCTATCTGCGGTAAAATTATAGTGAAGCATCATTTGTATCCAGAAATTGATAAAAAGCAAGAAAAACTGCGTAGATGGCAAAGGAGGTAATGATTCAGTCTAAATATCATTGTCGAGATTGTGTACACAGCTACGATTGGCATGAGAAAAATAGTAAAGGTGAATTGTTTATGTGCCGATGTCGGTTATCTAAATGGACTAAATTTTTGAATCGTAATATATGTGATAAGTTTAAGGAGAAAGAATTGATTCTTAAAAATATGCCATGATTATTAGTCTAACCCCCGTGATTTTTCTGACAACTTAGAACGTAATATTAAAAATAGGACAATATGGCAAAACCTAAAATTCCAAATCAGAAAAAGAAGTATCAAGAACTTAACAGTCGGATAAATAGGTATGTCGTTCTTGTTGAGCAGATATACGACACACTGAATTTGGACGCCGCCAAAGCTGTTTCACGTACGGAATATTCCTCTGATAGCAATAAACCGTTTAAATGGTCCGATTACCCTCAAACTAAAAAACAAATTGACGACATACAAAGGCATTTCGTAGAAGATATAAACGCAATTATCTATCGTGGTACGACCGAAGAATGGAAAAATAGTAATGAAGCACAGGATTTGATAGCAAACAGAGTATTAAAAGCATATAACGCACAAGTTGATAGAGAGAAATATAAAGTTTTGTATCAAGTAAATTCTGATGCTCTGAAAGCATTTCAAAACCGGAAGGATAAAGGATTCAATATATCGGCAAAACTCTGGCAGCAATCTATGATCTACAAAGAGGAATTGGAGGCTGCGATCTCATGCGCTATTCAAAAAGGAACCAGTGCTGTTACGTTGAGCAAGCGAATATCTCAATACCTACTTGATTTTCCATCGCTGCAAAAAGACTACAAAGAGAAGTATGGAAGCGCGAAGCACCTGAAGGATTGCGAGTACCGTTCTATCCGACTGGCTCGATCTGAAATTAACATGGCTTACCGGACTGCTGAAAATGAGCGTTGGAAACAAATGGATTTCGTTGTGGGGTACGAAATAAAGCTAAGCCCTTCACATCATCACCGTATGCCACATGGGGATATATGCGATAGGTTAGCAGGTAAATATCCTAAAGATTTCGTATGGACTGGCTGGCACCCGAACTGTTATTCAAATGACAGCGAAGTGCTTACAAACAGAGGGTGGAAACTCTTTAAAGATGTGCTTGATGATGATTTGATATTATCATTGAACCCTACTAACAGAACACCTGAGTGGGTAGAGTTTACGGATAGACAGTGTTACCGATACAATGGTGATATGATACACTTTTTCAATAAGTCATTGGATTGTTTGGTTACACCTGACCATAACATGGTTTATTTGAACAAGAATGATGGAAGAATTAAGAGTTGTCAAGCGAGGGAATATTCAAAAGGCAAAGGCGCATTTTATCGGTCTTGTAAACATAATGCGGATGATATTGATTTTATCTCCGTTGGTTCTAAAACCATACCGTTTGATTTATTTTGTGAGTTTATGGGTTATTGGCTTTCGGACGGTAGTACAATACGCAAAAGTCAGGTGGTTATATCTCAAAAAGTAGGAGAACCTGCAAGGGATAAAATTATATTTCTAATAAAAAAACTAGGATATAACGTAACTGAATATAAGGATGGGATTTGTTTTTATTCAGTTGATATTTGCCAATATTTAAAACAATTCGGTGTATGTAGTGAGAAATATATACCCAATGAAATAAAATCGTCTTCTCGGAGGCAAATAGGAATATTCTTAGATGCTTTTGTTTTGTGCGACGGATACAAGAGGCCTTTTAGATCATTTGTTGGGAATAGAGGGAATGTATTCAATTCTACCAAAGAAGAACGGATGTTTTTCACTACGTCTAAGCAGATGTCTGGAGATTTATCGGAATTGATATTGAAATTAGGTAAAAGACCATCATTCTCCGTAAATAAGGCTGGACGTTCTCATATAAGGAATGGCGTTGAAATAAAATCAAATTATGATTGTTATATTGTACGTGAATGCTATTCAACAACAGCAACGGTATTTGATAAGGAAGTTATTACTTACGATGGATATGTCTATGACCTCACTTTGGAGCGTAATCATATTATGTATATTCGTAGGAATGGTAAATGTTTCTGGGGAAGTAATTGCATGGACTATAAAGTCCCTATCCTCAAAACAGAAGAAGAATTCTGGGAATGGGATGGACTGAGCGATGTTTCTACAGAAAGTATTAATGAAGTAAAGGATGTTCCTGACGAATTTAAAAAATGGGTACTTGACAACCAACAAAAGATTGAGAAAGCGCGGGAAAGAAACACCTTACCTTATTTTTTGAGAGATAACAAATCAATTGTTCAGAATATAAATACTGAAAATTCAGCTAAAGAGCTTGTTAATCGTGCTTCTTTAGTTGGGAAGGAGGTACAAAGTTTAGCAGAATCCATCGCTAAAAATAATAAAGGATTTGTAACTCCAATCAATTACAAAAGCATTTCATCAATAACAAGAAAAGCGACAACGGAGGGTATAACTCCATACGATATAAAAGACGCAGTTAGGACGACAATCATAGTTCCCAAATCACAAATAGATCAAGTCTTGAACGAACTATCTGAAAACGATTCGTTTGTGCGACTGAAAAGACAAAAGCCGGAATCATTTATGGGATATAGTGGCAATATAGTTAATATTCAAACATCTAACGGATTAATTGCTGAGATTCAAGTTAATACAGACCGTATGATTTATGCCAAAGAAAAACCGGAAGACGCAAAACGAATTCTTGGAGAAAAACGTTGGAAGGATATACAAAATCAAACAGGTATGAAGGGGGGGCTGGGGCATAAATATTATGAAGAATGGCGAGTATTAGACAAAGCTGATAAAAAGGCGCAAAAAATAGTTGAAAAATCAATCGAATATTATAGTCATTTCCAATAAAAATCACTATCTTTACATATAAAAATGAACCAGAAGGAATTATATAATAAATTACAGTCAGGCGAAACGGTTTATTTACTTGACGATTTTGAAGAAGCTGTTATCCGTTTATATTTCGATAACGGCCAAACAAAATCATATATAAAACATCATGGACGTAATGAAATAGAAATTCCGCAATCCGATGATACAGTGTGTGATATAATTCTTGGAGGAAAAGAGATTTCAAAATCAGAATATGACAAATACTAGTACTTTATTAGAAAAAGCTCTTCAAATAGCAACTGATGCGCATCTTTATCAAGTTGACAAAGCTGGGGTACCTTATATTTTCCATCCTATCCGTGTCTCAAACAGATGTTCTACTGATGACGAAAGGATTGTTGCTTTGCTGCACGATACAATAGAAGATACCGAAGTTACCGCTGAATATTTACTTATGGAAGGGTTTCCTCGTAATATAGTAGATGCTATACTTTCTGTCACTCGCAACGAGGATGAAAACTATGAAGATTTCATAAAACGCTCTAGGCTTAATCCTATAGGAAGACAAGTAAAACTACATGATTTAGAAGACAACATGGATATAACACGTTTGAATGAACTTACAGAAAAGGATCTTTACAGATTGAACAAATACATAAAAGCATATAAATATCTTAAAGAATAATCGCTGATGTACAATTACATTCAGTTTCACGGCACGAAGTACAAGATTACTCTCGTGCCGTGCGTTTATTATGATAGTTTAACATTAAAAGTGGCGTTGTTTATGTCACTTTTGCTACTTTTGTATCAGAAGCGTATGAAGATGTACGCCACAGAACTTGTCGTGTTGTGATTTGCTTCAATTTAGCACGATTGAACGAAACTCATTGCTCTAATGTTTAGTAAAGTTCTAAGCGAATAGTCTGCTGGCATACGTGCTACGCAGACTATTTTTGTAATTAAAACATTGTACAATGGACAGAAAACAACAAGTATTGTTGAGATTGAAACCGAAAGTGAAGGCATTCGGGTTCAATTCAAGGGAATTAAAGGGTATTGCTGCCAAGATTGCCGATAACCTTACTTCCGCAGATGATGCCTCAGATGAAGACGTAAATGCAGAAATTGACAAAGAGATTGACTCCGCATTACGTTACTTGCCTTTCGGCCAGTCACAAGCCAATCGCTTGCTTGATGAATGGAAGAAAAATCACCCTGAAACAGATGACGACGACAACGATGACGATGATGACGACGACGGAGCTTCGGATAATCAAAGACGTCAAGCTGGTTCAAACACCAAAAATCCCAAAAACAAAGGAAAGAATGATGATGCTCCGGAATGGGCTAAAGGTTTGGTTCAGACAGTACAAACACTGAATGACGAAATCGCAGCATTGAAAGGTGAAAAAGTTACCACTACACGTAGAGAGAAACTTGAAACCCTTTTAAAAGATGCTGGTACATTCGGAACTCGCACATTGAAATCCTTCAATAAAATGAAGTTTGAAAATGATGAAGAGTTTGAAGAATTCTATTCCGAAGTTGAGGAAGATTTAAAATCTTACAACCAAGAACGTGCCGACGCAGGACTATCTAGTTTGGGGAATCCTCCAGGTGCAGGAAGTAAGAAACAAGAAAAAAATGAAGTATTAACCGATGAAGAGGTTATAGCAATTGCTAAAGGCCTTTAATCAAAAGTAAAATTAAAATGGGCGCAAAAGCTGATTTAGTAAACGAACAGGAGACGATTTTAACCGGAATGGATTCGATTGTTATTCGTAACTATTTGGGCGGAATTATGAATGGGCGGACATTAGACATGACTGGATTTAAGCAGTCTGTAATTAAAGCCGGTCATATTGTTATCCGCGATACAGAGAACGATACCTATAAGCCAATGCCTGTTAACTCAGCAGGCACAGCTTACGAATCATTGCCATCTAATCATGAATACGTTGGTGTTGTTGTTTGTTCAAAACCTGCCGACAAGCCATTCGTTGGTATTATGTATGCTGGTGAAGTAAATGATGTGGCGAGTCCTTATCCTATTGACAGCATTAAGGCTGCATTAAAAACGGCATTGCCGCAATTGGCTTTTTTACACGATTAAAAAGGAGGTGAAAGATGAATGAATCATTATTTATTGAATTTGTAAAAAAAATATGGCCCAAATTGAGCCTATATGTGAAAGAAAAGATCAATGGAACAAATAAGAATTTGACCTATCTTCACAAAACTATGCTTACCAGAGTATATTCTCCTGATCAAAAATGGGAAGGTACTTCTGCTAACACTACTTATGTAGCAGCGGATATGGTAGCTATGGATTCTCCTTTGTCTCCCAAGAAACGTGACTCTATTGCACGTTCTAGTGGTGAATTGCCTAAAGTTGGTATTAAAAAGATTCTGAGAGAAACTCAGATCAACGCTATTAATATCATGAAAGCACATTTGTCTAATGCCACTACAGAGGAAGCGCAAAAATCTCTCAAAAACAGAATCTTTTCTCGATTAACTGATGACGGAACCGCATGTTCTGTTGGTATTGATGAAAGGAATGAAGCTAATTTCCTTACTGGGCTGTCTGATGGGGTTATTATTGTTGAAGGTGATGATGATAAAAATTCCGGTCTCGGACTTCGTGTAAATTATGGTTATTTGCCAGAACATAGTTTTGGTGTTGTTACTACCGGAGAAGTAACAGGTGATGATATTGAAAGAGTTATAGGTAAAGCCAACGATGACGGGAATAGCATTTCTGTTATCATGTTAGCGTTGTCTACCTATAACAAAATGCGTCAATCTCAATGGGCTAAGGAATTGGTGGCAAGTTATCGAGGGCAAACCTTTGATAATGAAACAAAGTTGCCTGTTCCCACTTCTACGTTGTTTGATGAAGCATTTTCTGATCAATATAATGGCATTTCATTCTTTAAGATTGATCGTTCTGTCACTTATGAAAAGAATGGTAAAAGAGTTTCTTATAAGCCGTGGAACGCAAATAAACTTATATTCCTTCCTTCTGCTGACAATGTAGGTTCTTTTGTATGGGGAACTTTGGCTGAATCTACTAACCCTGTCAAGGGAGTAGAATATACCATTGTTGATGAATATAAGCTGATTAGCCGTTACTCCAAAACAGACCCGTTGCAGGAATTTACGAATGGGCAGGCTCTTTGTTTGCCGGTTATTGAGAATGTAGACCAGATTTATTCATTGGATATTCTGGAAGCTCAAACAGTAGATACAACGAAAGAATCTGAGGATTCTACTGATGTAAAGATTACGATTTGGGGAGTAACTTACAAGAAGCCAGAATTTGTGACAGAATACAATAAAATCGCTGGTAAAAACTTGACTTCCACCGTTTCCGATAATAAACTTATCGCGGCAGTCAACAGATTGAGTGATGCAGACGAAGCATCGTTGAAAAAAGCGGTTGAATCCCATAAAACAACATAATCCATGAAGACAATTCAGCAAGCCCTTATAGACGAAATACATTACCCGATTCCAGCTGGTTTTGTAGAGAATGTTATGATTAAACGTAATCTCAAAGTTGATGAAGAGTTTGATTATGACGTTTCTCGTTCCAACGAATATCAGGGGGCATTAGCTGATTGTCTTTGGTCTTTAGTTCAGTCTATCAATTTTTCTGAAGCAGATAAGTCTTTTGGAGCTTTATCTGATAAAGACAAAGAGCGAATTTTGTTACGTGTCAACTCTATCTACAATACTATTGGTGAGCCTTCGGTAGAACTGGAGGCAAAGCCGATGGTATATGTAGGTGATTGCTTGTTGTAGAATGGCAGTATTGAATAGAAAACCCCACCGTTTGTCATATCTTGTATCCGGTTCTGGATATGATGATGAAAACGGCGATTATCATCCCGGTTCCTCTGAATGGAAAGGCGTGATACCTTGTGATGCCGTACCTGCTGGAAAAGCGGAACAAAGAGAGTTTGAGGATGGTGTTGTAAGAAGCTATTCATACACGGTTTATCTTCCAAGTGATTGTCGTACGTTTACTATTGGAGACAGGGTTAAGATTGATCTTATCGGAGAAATTGAAAGAGAATTTGAAGTGAAAGGTTTTCATCGTTACCAGCTTCAGTGTAAAATTTGGGTTTAGGATATGGGTATAAGAATGGCTACCAAACTTGATGAAATTCATAATACACTTATGAGGGAGGCACAACGGGTTGAAAGGCTAACAATACGCGCTTTGTCGTATCTTGGAGAACAATGTGTTATCAGGGTACGTGATAGAGGTGGTGATAAAAGTTGGTATGATCAGTCTGGTAATTTGCGTAGTTCAGTTGGCTATGTAATAGCCCGTAATGGCAGTATTATCCAATACTCGGACTTTAATCAGGTGAAGCAGGGTTCACAAGGTGTAAAAGTCGGTAAAGACCTGGCAGAAGAACTGGCTAGAAGATATTCCAATGACTATGTTCTTGTTATTGTTGCCGGAATGAATTATGCTGAATATGTAGAAGCGATGGATAACAAGGATGTATTAGCATCAACGGAGCTATGGGCTATAGAACAGGTCCCTAAGATGCTTGAAAAACTGAAAAAACAGATTGCTAGATGAAATCGGACATTGAAATACAGAAGTTTGTCTATCACAAGATTAAAGGTACAGCTCTTGAACAAAATGTTACTGGAAAATTGAGTGATAGAGGTAGACCTAACAAATCAGACAAGGAAGATATTGTCATATCAGTACTTGCTAATGAGGGGTGCGGTCAAATTCAACGGGCTTATGTGAATATCAATGTTTACGTTAGTGACCAATGGAATGAAGATACGAAACAATGGGAACGAAATACAGTCCGTGTAGGCAAATTATGCGAATTATGTAAGTTCCTTTTCTCCATACGAGAGGAAGAGTATCATACGGTACCTAAGCAATGTTCTCAGAAAACCATTCCAACAGGAGTGACCTTTGAAGATGGACATACCGAACATTTCATTAATAACAAACTGTATATTGAGATAAATAACGAATAATTATTAACTATATTAAATGATATAGAATTATGGCAGTAATCGGGTGGGGGAAACCACGTATATTTATTAAAGATTTGGATGCAAGTTCTCCAAAGTGGGAAGAGCTTCCGACTCCTGTAGAGGATTCTACACAATTGACAACAACCAAAGGAGATAAACAGGAAGCCAAGATTGAAGGTGGGGAAAACGAAGACGTAAAGTATGGCAAAAATACTTATGCTCTTGCTCTCAACATTCGTGCCGCAAAGGGACGCAAAAGACCTATTAGTGATAGTGATGGTGTAGTTGCTCACAATTACGCTATTGCGTTACAGCCGGAGGATCCGGAAGTTCAGGGTTTCTGTATGGAAAAGACTACTGTTTCTGTTGAAGATACATTTACTACGGCAGATGGTGGTGTTTGGGCGTATATGTTTGATGCATTAAAACCTGGTTCCGACAAAAAGCAAATTCAATGGGGTAAAATTATTGTCACTCCGAACACTGGTACACCAACTAAAATTGAATGTGATCCAGAAGATGAATCCGGAGATGGGGATAAGTTTGAAGTAGCTCCTAATCCGGGTGTAGGAGGTTAAGTTTTGATAGGTGATGCCGAGCGTGGGGGCGTAGTACCCACGTGTTTTGCGGAGATGGTGTAATGGCTGCATATATATCATCCAGATATCAGGTTACGGTTCAAATCCGTATCTCCGCTCTGTTTTTTGAGAATCTGATTTGTTGTTCATAATTTAATGTCGGTTGTCTGGGAAGATAGCCGATAAAAAATAATTGATGATGAAAGAAACTATAAAAGATATAGACGCGGATATTGCTGATGTAATAATGAGCGTTCCGAGAGGATTTAAAGTGGGTGAAAGAAAGTTCTATCTTTATCCTATTACTCTTGGTAAAACATATCTTATTTCACGCCTTATGTCTTCCTTGAATATAAATCTAAAAATAGTACACGCTAATCCATACATGGAGGCTTTAAGGCTATGCCAAGACAAGAAAAATATTGTATGCCGTATATTATCCTATCACACAATTAATAAGAAAAAAGATTTGTTTGATAATGATGTGATTCAGGAAAGATGTGATTTTTTTATTAAAGAACTTGATAATGAAAGTTTGGCACAACTGCTTGTAATGGTCCTTTCAGAGGGGGATATATCTCAATTTACTAAGCATTTAGGCATTGACAAAGAAAAAGAGTGGCAAGAAAAGGCGATGAAGGCTAAAAGAGACAATAATTCTTTCGTTTTCGGTGGAAAAAGTATATATGGTACACTAATAAGTTCTGCTTGTGAACGTTATGGCTGGACTTTTGAATATGTTGTATGGGGAATAAGCTATGCCAATCTGCAACTACTTCTTGCCGATTCTATAACGTCTATCTATTTGTCTGACGAAGAACGTAAGCGAGTTAATATACCTAAAGACCGCAACGTGATAAATGCTGATGATCCGGCAAATATGGCAAGGATTAAGGCAATGAAATGGGATTGATTCAACATAAATGTATGCAATAACTGGGTTTCTTCGGAAATAACCCCAGTTTCTTCCGAAATAATACGGTATTATTCCGTGATTAATCACTGATTATTCCGTGATCACTACGTGAACACTACGTAATCACTACGTTAACACTAAGTGATTTTTAAAATATCTTAATTATCATCTGTTTTATATCGAATACAGATAAATATATCTATATTTGCATCTGTAACAAGTACGAGATGTTACCAGACATTGATTCAGTATTCTCCTGTACGGAGTTTATATATGAATAGCCTCGTAGTAGCTCGTACCTATTACGGGGCTTTCTATTTAAAGCCAGTTATACAATCGGTTCTATCAGTGCCAACCGTTCCGAACTTTGACAGCGGAGAGATAAAATGGCTCTTATGTTGATTATAACTCTTGTAATGTCCTGCTCCGTTCCACGTACCAACGACAGGCGACTCACAAAGATTTTACCACTTTGACAAGAGACCGAGATACAAGTTAAGAGATAAGACTCTTAGGTAGGTGAGGGCGGAACTGTATAATCAGCACAAACATTCAGTTATATATTATGTAGTCTGAATGTTAACCCAGTCTCCTAATTAAATATTAGGTAGGTGAGGGATAGGGTACGGTATATATTGTAAATATGATAACATGAGAAATGAATTAAAAGTATGGGCTAAATCAGTAAAAGATAAAAGAAATAAATGGATAGATAAAAATAGGGAAAACTTATTAGCCCATTCAACAAAAGAAGAATCTATCCTTTATAACAATTTGCCAAAGTGTATAAAAAATAAATGTATTAGGCAAAAATCAATAACTATTGGTAATCATATTTATTTCTATGACATCTATATAAAGATATCTAAAATTGCCATTGAAATTGACGGAGGATACCATTCTCTAAATAAAGATTACGATAAACAGAGGGACTACCTATCTCTTAAAAAGGGGATAACAACCATAAGAGTTACTAATGAGCAAGTTATTAATTCAGAAGCCTTAAATGATATTATTAATCATATTAGAGCCATTCATTATGGTAAACTTAATAAGAATAACCGATTGCATCACATTTAAAAGAACAATATAACTTTAAATTATAGTTTATGAATGAACTTGTTTTCAAAGGTCAGAATGACCAAGTTTTAACAAGCAGCCTTTTGGTGGCTGAGAAGTTCGGGAAAGAACATAGTAACGTATTAAAAGCTATTGATGCTTTAGCTTCTAAAATGCCTGAAAATCAATGTAAAGTATATTTTGACGATACATCAATAGAAATGCAGCAGCCTAATGGTGGTATACGTTATTCTCGAGTTGTTGTTATGAACAGGGATGGATTTAGTTTACTTGTAATGGGATTTACTGGCAAAAAGGCTTTTGATTTTAAATCTGATTTTTACGATGCTTTTGAAGCGATGGAAAAAGCGCTAAAAGAGCAAAGGAAGCCATTGTCTCAACTTGATTTTGGAATTTGTTTACGCAAGACCTTTTAGAGAAATATCAAGGTGTCAAATTTAGTTTTTACTGCTTTTTATCAGTTACTTAGATAATATGTAAAAAAGGCCAGGAGTAATCCCAGCCTAAAAAAAGAAAAAGGATATTAGTATTGTTTGTATTGCTTAGATACCTTATATTCTTTTCCTGCATAATTAAATGTCCAAATAAATATAGGCAAATAAACATATCTCATTTGACCGCCTAAATTTGTTGTTTGTCCGGCTGCTAAAGCGCCCAATTTTGATGCATCATCTGTATATAATACAATATTTTCACTCAATCCATCTTTTACTTCAAACTTAGTAAGAGATATCTCTTTAGAACTTGTGTTGGTTATGTAACAATACACAGACCCTGTTATATAACCATTAATGGATACAATAGATGAAGAGCTTATACCCAGATTCATAAAATCGGAAATCTCAGCTGATACAACTTCGCAAGTGGCAGTATGGGCACCATCTTCTGTAGTTATTGTTATTGTAGAAGTACCTTCCTTCAATGCTGTAACCTTTCCATTATTGTCTACAGAAACAGTGTTGGGTGCAGAACTGCTAAATTTTACATTTTTATTCTCTGCATTTTCAGGTAAAATAGAATATGTCAATGTATAGCTTTCTCCATTCAGAATCTTAACTGAAGATTCTGTAAACTGAACTCCTTTTACCGAAAAAGGCAAAACATTCACAGTACACTGCGCTTTAAAATTCCCATCATTAGTAGTGGCAATTATGTTACATGTACCTTTTGCCAATGCAGTCACCAATCCGTCTTCTACCTTTGCAATATTAGGATCGCTGGAAGACCATTTGATACTTTTGTCCTTTGCATTTTCAGGAGATACAGTAGCTGTTAGAGTAAATGACTTGCCGGCTTCAATAGATTTAGTTGTTTCATTCAATGTAACTCCTGTAACCTTAATAGGATTCACTTTAACAACACATTTGGCGGAGGTATCACTTCCTTTGACTTTGACTGTAATAGTACATTCACCATCGGAAACGGCTGTAACCTCGCCATCTGCATTAACCGTTGCTATAGTTTTATCCGAAGACTCCCACTCCACTTCTTTGTTGGTAGTATTTTCAGGTTCTATCGTATACTCCAAACGGAATGATTCACCGGTAGTCATCGTCTTCTCACTCTCAGATAGTTTGATATCAGTTGCTTCAATTGGAGTTACAGTGACCTTACATATATCTTTCAATTTTAGATTAAAAGAAGAAACTGATATAGTAACCTCTCCAACAGACTTTCCATAAACAATACCGTTTTCAACAGTTGCAATTGTTTCATCAGAAGAATTCCATTCATATTCGGGAGCGGGTAAATCTGCTGGCGAATGGCTGACAGTGAGAGTTATTTTCTCACCAACCTTTACTGAAGCTTCACTTTTAGAAATTTCGATAGATTGTACAACAGCTTTGTCATCATCGCCACAAGAAGATAATGATAGAATAGAAACAATAGATAGTAACAATAAAATAGTTCGTTTCATGAATATAACACTTTAATATTAAAAATATTTTGCAAATATAATTTATATATACAATTCATCCTTTTCTTATATTATATTAAATAGTCCTACAAGGTTAATAAAATAAAATACTGTCTGCTAACTACGTCACTTTTGCGATTATGCCATAATTTTGTAGATGATTTTTTAAGCGCAGATTAGATATAATTTGTATCTTTGTGGTGCTAACAACTTATAGGAGCGGCAAACTCCTATGGCTTCATCATTGGAGCTATTTTTTTGCCAGTACATATAACAAGTAGTATCATAATTTAAGATATTGCGCACGAACGGTGGGGTAACAGAAATGTCCCCAAACTAAATTCCTATGAGTTTGTTAGCAGCCGTGAACGTGCGCATTTTTTTGTTATGCTAACAAACTCGATTCAAGTTCTAAAACAAACAGAATTGTGTGGACGGCAATTCACAGTTTACGGAACGGCAGAAAATCCATTGTTCTTAGCCAAAGAAGTAGCAGAGTGTATTGAACACAGTAACATCACCGTAATGCTTCAAACAATAGATGAAGAAGAAAAGGTGAAAATCACCCCTAAACAATCCTTAGGGGACTTAGTTAACTACAAAGAATACAACTTCTTAACTGAAGATGGCTTATACGAAGTCCTCATGCAATCCCGCAAACCTATCGCAAAGCAATTCAAGAAGGGAGTTAAACAAATCCTTCACGAAGTACGAACTATTGGCGGTTACATCGCCACCAAGCAAGACGACACCCCCGAAGAAATCATGGCACGTGCGCTAACCATCGCACAAGCTACCCTTGCCAAAAGAGAGGAACGGTTAAAGCAGCTTGAAGCTCAAGCCAAACAACAGCAAGTCACCATCGAGATTCAGACAGAGGAAATCAAGAAAGCAGCACCGAAAGTCAGCTACTACGACAACCACTTGCAGAGTGTGAACACGCAGACAAGCACCCAAGTAGCCAAGCAGATTGGCTTGGATGCGGAGAAGCTTCACAAGAAACTGAAAGAAATCGGAATCATCTACAAGCAATCGGGGCAATGGCTCCTTCATGCTCCTTATTCCACTTGGGAGCTGCATTCCACCCGTACACAGACGTACACACGTTCGGACGGTTCGACAGGAACAAGTGTATATACGGTATGGACTACCAAGGGCGTGCGTTTCATCATCGCATTGTACGAGAATGATTGGAATGTGAAGAAATCCATTAAGCAGATAAAGGGCGAGATGAATCCGGCCGCATAACACTATTGCATAATTATCAGAGGTCCTTTTCAATGCAGGACAGCCTAAGTTGTACACAATAAAATATTACCTATGAAAGTTGAATTAGATGTTAATCAATATATGGAAATGCTCAAAGCATTTACGGAATATTCAGCATGTAAAGCTAAATGTTATGAACTGGAAGAAGAGAATAAACGATTAAAGTTGATTCTTAGAAATGAGCATGTTGGCGGATATTCAGAGGATGTCACTATGGTCAAGTATATGGTTGTAGGTTCCAGTTTTTCTTTAAATTGACAATGGAGGATAGGAACACACACAAGAACAATAAGAATGCATAGGTTGTGTTAGGGGACTACGGTCCGGCACTAAAAGTTGACGCCAATCAGCAAAGCCACCCCGGCAGCAATACGGTTGCCGGGTTCGGTTGTAATGGAAACATCTATAATTGAATACGACAAATAGAACAATTTTAAAAAATAAACGTTTTTTATTCCCTTATTGCCATTTTAAGTGATTCTTCTAGTTTTCCTGCATATTTAAATATATCGTCTATACTATCAATCTGAATCCATTCGCAACTCTTATAGTTATCTAATGGTATTCCTATCTGCTTCTTTCTTGCGCCAATAGAGATACGGCATATCCAAAACCACTGGCTGTTATCAAGGTTCACGACGAAGTAGCTCTTGTAGTCTCTATAGGTTATACGTGTTACATCCACGCTTTTTCTTAAAATACTTCTTACGATATTGTAAGCATCCAATTCTTCTTGCGTCGTTACAACACCGGATTCTTTGTCCATATATACAACTCCGTCCGGGAGTTTCTCTTCTGTATTTTCTGTGGAAGTATTTATGGATGTATTGTCTGACATCTGGAGTGGATCAGATGTCTGCTCACCATTCTTTATGGCTGTGTTTAGCCTATCTGAAATGATGTCATTGATAATTGATGAGATGGATTTCTTTACAAGTGGAGTGAACATATCTATAACCTTGGATGTGATTTGCCCGGAAGTATATGCTTGGCGGGCGAAGAATCGTACAAATTCAGGTGTTGGCGATGAAAACTCGTTGTTTAGTATAGACTTTATCTCCGTTGTATATTTAAGTTCATTTGCCGTACTTAGAACATCCTCTTCGTTGTAATATGATTTATGAAACTTTTTTAGCTGTTCTATATCCGCATCTGATAACTCAAGCATATCCACAATAAGAAACGGCTTTTCATCCATGATGTTGATTTTCTCCAAGTCTGTATAAAAGCGGTATTCTATCCCATTGGTAAGTACTCCAAATCGTGCTTTTGATGCAACAAAATACTTCTGTAGTTGCGTGTCATGCAAGTTTAAGTCCTGTTTGCAGTGTTTGCATTCTATGAGTATTATTGGGCTTTCGTCCTTCATTATGGCGTAGTCAATCTTTTCTCCCTTTTTCTTTATAAGGTCGCAATCAAGTTCTGGAATGACTTCAAAAGGATTAAATACATCGTAGCCTAAAGCAGCGATCATAGGCATAATAAATGCTGTTTTCGTAGCCTCTTCTGTAGCTATACTATCCTTTTGCTTTTGGATACGTTCTGCAAGTTGTAAGATTTGATCTTTAAAGTCCATGCTTTTATTGTTGTATAATAATATATGCACAAATATATTTTATATAACAATATAAACAAAATTAAAGATAAAAAAATAATCTATTAAATATGTTTTTGCTATGTATGTGGCATTTAATACGTCACTTTTATTATCTTTGCAATGCCGTGTGATGTTGCACGGAACTATTTCTATCGAAAAGACTTATGGCTGGATTACACTTCGACATAACCGGTGACAACTCCAACTTTATACGTAAACTTCATGAGTGTGAAAATGGAGTAAAAAACACATCCCGACAAATAGAACAAAGTGGGTTAGGTATAGAAGATTTATTTAACCGTATGACTAAAGCTGCTGCCGCATTCGGAGTTGGTTTCACTGCGAAAGAATTAATTTCAAATATAGCACATGTTCGCGGCGAGTTTCAACAATTGGAAGTTGCATTTAAGACAATGCTTGGTAGCGAAGATAAAGCTAATGCTCTTATGCAACAGTTGGTCAAAACAGCTGCTACTACACCATTTGATTTGCAAGGAGTTGCAAATGGAGCCAAACAGCTTCTTGCTTACGGAGAAAACGTTGAGAATGTCAATGATGATTTGATACGTCTTGGGAATATAGCAGCAGGTCTTTCTCAGCCGCTTGGTGATATTGTGTATTTGTACGGTACTACCATGACGCAAGGACGGTTATACACGGCGGATTTAAACCAATTTACTGGCCGTGGTATCCCTATGATTCGCGAATTAGCAAAAGTATTTGGTGTCGCTGAAGGGAAAGTAAAAGGTTTGGTTGAAGCAGGGAAGGTTGGTTTTCCTGAAGTGCAGAAAGTTATCCAGAATCTTACAAATGAAGGTGGAATGTTTTTCAACTTGATGCAGGAACAATCTAAAACGATTGCTGGTCAGATTTCAAATATTGAAGATGCAATTGCTACTATGTTCAATGAAATTGGTAAAGCCAATGAAGGTATTATCAATGATGCTTTGTCTGGGGTTTCTTATCTGGTTGAAAACTACGAAAAGGTAGGAGCTCTTTTATTAGAAATAGTAGGAACTTATGGAGTATACCGTACAGCCCTTATGGCTACGACTGCATTGCAGGCTTTGCAAGCTTCCGGTATAACTGCTTTAACGGCGAAAGAAGCTATTCATTATGGGTGGTTAGTGCTTACGAAGAAAGCTCAAGATGCCTTAAATTTATCCATGCTTAAAAATCCTTATATATTGGTTGCTGCATCTATTGCAGGATTGGTTTATGGTATATATAAATTTGCTACAGCAGAAAGTGATACGGAACAAGCAATTCGTAAAACGAACGATGCACTTGAGGCACAAAATAATCATTATGAAGAGTTGAAAAATAAGGCAAGTCAACTCTCTAATATTTTAAGTGATGAATCTAAATCTATAGAAGAGCGTTTCATTGCATATCGTAAACTTCAGCGTTTAATGCCAGAAGTTTTTAAAGATATGGATTGGGAAGCAGCTAAACGGAAAACAAATGCTGAGCTTACAAAACTTGAGAATGATGAACTTTTAAGACAGCAACGTATTGGGCTAAAAACAAAGGTTGTAATGTCTCAACAAAAAATACAGGGGCTAAGGAGTAGCTTAATAAAAACTCAAAATGCTGGTGGGTATACTGGGGCATTAAAGGAAGATTTAGCTGCTGCTGAAAAAGAATTGGAAATATATCAAGAGGCCCTTAAGGCTTTTGAGGAAGCCAAAGAAGAATCGAAAAAAGCTAAAAATGCTCCAACTGTACAAGACAAAGAATATTGGGAGAATCAAAAAAAAGAAGCTGAAAATGCCTTAGAATCTATTGCATCTTCTCAAAAGAGATTGTTGGACGCTGGTAACTTTAAAGGTATAGATACTGCTGTTGTAAAGAGTTACAAGGATAATGTTAAAAAGCTAAAGGAGGCTGAAAAAGAACTGAAGGTTTATGACACCTCTTCCAAACAGGAATCTGCTGCTGAAAAACTTCGCAAACAGCAAGAAGGCATTCGTTCCCAGAATGATAAGATCTCTGAAATAGAACGCAAACAGGCAATCCAGCGTAAAAGGCAGGCTGAAGATATGGAAATGGAAATCTCACAGTCTGAGATCAATGCCATGGCTGATGGATCTGAGAAAAAACGTATGCAGAGGGAATTGGATAACCGGAAAGAGATCCAATCACTGGAAAGGCAAAAAGAAGATATGATCCAGGCTGTAATTCAAGCTGAGAAAGAGATTTTTGATGCTCAGGAAGAGTTGAAGGTTAAAGAGAATAACAAATATCAGAAAAAGACTTTTGATTCTTCTAAGGTGGATACAGAGAAGATTAGCTCTATCTGGGATACCATTATAGGGAACACGTCTAGAAAGCAACTTGATGATAAAATACGCGAACAAGAGGCGTCTTGGAACGAATATCTTATCAAGTTTGGCAACTATCAACAGAAAAGGCTGGCCATTATTGAGAAATATGATAGGGCCATAAAGGAGGCCGAAACGGCGGGTGATGTAGCTATCTTGATGAAAGAGAAAGCTAATGCGCTTGATGATTTTGACAACTCCGTAAAGAATAGTACAACCTTAATGGGGCAGCTCTTTGCTGATGCTTCCCAAAAGAGTGTGAACGAGATTCAGTCCATCATTGCAAAAGCCGAATTATTGATGCAATACCTTGGTGCCGTTAAGGATGAACAGGGAAATGCTCAAATCGGTGGAAAGACAGTTTCAAAGAAGGATATTTTAGGTCTTGGGATAAGTGACAATACCCTTCAAAATTTAGAACTTTCAACCGAGCAAACAGAGGCACTAAGAAATGCTATTGGTCGTTTAAAAGAGGAATTGGGAGCAAAGAGTCCTTTTGCGCTTTTCAAAAAGCAAGTAAAAGAAGCGGCAGGTGAAATAGCGAAAGGAGGTCAGGAAAATATTGCTCGAGGGATTGCAGGGATCGGAAGTGCTATTGTTCAATTTACTCCTGCTATATCTCAGTTTGGTCAGGATCTTGGTACAATATTTGGCAACGACGATCTTGGTAATAAAATAGCTGGTATTTCTGATGCGTTAGGTGGAGTTGGCCAAACAGCCATGGGAGTTGGCCAGATAATGTCTGGTGATATTGTAGGTGGTGCTATGAGTGCTGTTTCCGGTATTTCATCAGTTGTAAAGGCCTTGGATGGTTTGTTTGGTGCTGATTATTCCCGATACAATGAAATGAAGTCACAATATGAAGCTCTTAATTCTGTGTGGGATGAACTTATCAATAAGAAGAAAGAGTATATTGATATGTCTTATGGGGATGAAGCGTATAAAGTTGGGAAAGAGGCCGAAAGCCTGATAAAGCAACAAACCCAAAGATATTATGAACTTCTGAATGAATTAAGAAAAAGTGGGTCCAGTATCGGGTCAAGTTCTTTAGGCAAACGAATAGAAAAAAGACTTAATAAAGAAGATTGGGCCAGAATATCCAGTGCTGTTGGTGAATCTGTAACAAATGCAGAAACTTTATTAAATCTTTCAGCAGAACAGCTAGAAGAAGTGCTTGCCGACCCTAAGCTAGTCTCTGTCCTCAATACTGTCAACGAAGACTTTATAAAGTATATACAAGATATTGTGAATGGTTCCGAAAAATTAGAGGATATACAGAATCAAGTCAAAGAACAGCTTACTCAAGTATCGTTTGATAGCGTGTTTGACAGTTTTGTAGACACTTTGATGAATATGGATAGTTCGGCTAAGGATTTCGCTGATGATTTCACTTCTTATATGCAAAAAGCTATCCTTTCTACTATGTTAGGAAAGACATATGAAAAACGGTTGCAAGAATGGTATGATGCGTTTGCTTCGGCTAATGAAGATAAAGGCGGTATCTCTAGTGATGAATATAAGAATCTGCAAGAACAGTGGAATAGCATTGTTAATGATGCCATTAAGGAACGTAATGAATTAAAGGATTTGCTTGGTTGGAGTTCCGATACTTCCGTTTCGCAAGATTCTACAAAACGAGGGTTTGAAGGAATGTCCCAGGATACAGCAGAAGAACTGAACGGACGTTTCACGGCTTTGCAGATGGCAGGGGAAGAGATTAAGAATCAAATGATAAATGTTGTTGTTGGAGTTAACTCTTTAATTTCAATCTCAACAGAAGGGAATGTTACCTTGAGTAATATCCTTAGCCAACACGTAATTACAAATGGCTATTTAGAAGATATTGTGAAACACACAAAGCTGATGCTTGGTTTTGGAGATAAATTTGATAAGATGATTACTGTTTTTAATGATAGACTATAATATGGCAGCGGGAGAACTTTATATAAATAATAAAGACGCTTATACTACATGGGGTATAAGTATGGATACTTCTTCTTTATCATCATTGATGACGCCACCTCCAATGAAAGATTTTATAGAAAACAAATCTCGTTTGGAGCACGGCAAGAGGGTCATAACATCAAATCCTAAAATTGATGAACGGAATATTACATTGACATTTAATCTTACAGCTAAAAATGAAGAGCAATTTTTTTCACGGTACAACTCTTTTTGTGAAGAACTTGCTACTGGGGTATTGCATATCAAAAGCAAATATCAACCCAGTATTGTATATAAAACTATTTATTTGTCATGTAATCAGTTCACACAGTTTATGAGAGGAATCGCTAAATTTTCGTTGAAATTAGTAGAACCTAATCCGACAGATAGGGCTATAACATAATTTTAATTATAAAGTGATTGTTTCAATGTCACTTTTGTTATATTTGCATTCAATAAAAGCATTGTGTGAAGGCGCACAAAAACCAATATGATTAGCATTAAAGACATAACTGGCAAAATACGTTTCTCTTTCGTAGAGAATACCGGTTCTGTATACCGTAAGACTTTGATGAAAGAAGATTATATTCTTCTTCATTTCAGCGTCTACCAACCGGTTCTTTTTGAGAAGGGAGATTATTGTGAAACAGAATTTGGACGATTTGAAATTGTTGATCTTGTATTCCCGAAGTACAACACTTCAACAGGAGGCTATGATTATGAACTCCGGCTTGACGCGGAATACTATAAGTGGAAGAATAAGATCTTGTTCTATGATCGTCAAGGTGGTAACCGCGAAGCTTCATGGAATCTTACCCGTACTCCGGATGCACATCTATCGATAGTGGTCTCTAACTTAAAATCTTTAGGTTACACATACAACTCAGGAGTAGAATATACTTTTTCTATTGACAGCACAGTAGAGAAGTCTGCTAAGTTGATCCAGTACGATAATACGAATATCATTGATGCTTTGACCAAAATAGCGGAAACATGGGACGCTGAATGGTGGATCGTTGATAATGTGATTCATTTGGGCAGATGTGAATATAACACAGCGGTAGATTTTGAACTGAATGGGCTTGTTTCCGAAATGTCTCGTTCTGAAAGCAACGATAATTATGCTACCCGTGTTTACGCTTTCGGTTCTACCCGCAATCTTCCTACTAATTATCGTCCGGATATAACCGGTGTTGTGGTCGACGGAGTAGTCCAAAGAAGATTGATGCTTCCCGAGGGTACTCCTTATGTTGACGCTTTTCCGGATATGTCTACGGAAGAAGCTGTTGAAGAAGTCGTTGTATTTGAGGACGTGTACCCCAAACGTATAGGTACCATGTCAGACGTGACCACTAAGGAATACACAGACAAGATTGAGAATGAAGATGGTACCACAACGGAAGTCAAATGGAATGCCTACCGTTTCAGGGATTCCGGCATAACTTTTTCAAAAGAGTATATTATCCCCGGTCAGGAGTTAAGAATTGTATTTCAGTCAGGTCCTTTAAACGGTATGGACTTCGCTGTTACCTTTAATCCGGGTGCTGCGGATGAAAAGAACAGTGACGGATCATGGAACTCCGCTGCCCAGTTATGGGAGATCGTAAGGAATGAAGATTACGGCCGCGAACTTCCGTCTGCCCCGTTAATCCCTGAGAATGGGAACACTTATGTCTTGTATGGATATGATACAAAATTTGTTTCTGTGTCCATGATTCCTGATGCCGAAAAGGAATTGCTTGAAAAGACAAAAAGCTACGTAGAGAAGAGTAAAATAGACCCATCTGTATATACATGCGTCATGGACCCGATAAAAGTGGGTGGATTTAATGGAGGACGCGTTATTGATTTGGAGATAGGGGACCGTGTCAATATTATCAATCCGGCTTATGCAATAAAGAGCCGGCAATCTCGTATATATGGCTTTGAAAAGGCACTGGATAAGAAGTATGAAGTTACTTATACGGTGGGACAATCGACTAAATATTCTCGTATCGGAGAGATTGAAAGTAAAGTCGAAGCGTTGACATATAAAGGGGAGGCTTTTACTGGTTCCGGTACCGGAAGTGTTTACATTGTCGGGCGATACGATAAAACGAGGCTTACTGACCGTAATGCTTTATCTTCCCTTCGGTCTTTGGAAACATTTTTTCGGAAAGACCAAGAGGATGTTACCTTCTACAAACAGGCCTTTCGTAAAGGTATAGAAATCGGTTGGAATGAATCCGAAGGAAAGCCTACTGCTTCTCTATATGAGGATGGCATATTAAACGCTGCCGCAGCTATACTGAAGGAATACATCTCTTCGCCTAAGTTTATTCCGGGATTCACCGGAGAAGGCTTTAAAATATATAAAGACGAGTATGGCAACTGGCATATAGAATGCGACATTCTAGATGTGAGGAAAGTTATGAATGTATTTGAGTTGCTTATACAGAAAATACGTTCAATAAATGGTGCTCTTGTAATAAGCCAAGCGAACGGGAAAGTCAGTGCAGTTACTGAGACTCCTGATTTGCAATCTTGGATTCTTGAATTTGAGGATGAAGATGAAACATTCCAGGCGCACGACTTAGTGAGGTGTCAAGTATTTGATAGAAGAATAATCCAGTCACCGGCTTTTGATTTCACAAAATTTACAGCCTATTTATATGATGGTTCAGCCATAGATGATAGCGTAAGGATAACGAACACAAGCATTGAGTTTAGCATGAATAATTCAGCAAATTCAGGCTTTCAGTTATATTTACGTCCTGCTGGTCATAGCGAACAAACTCCAATTACTACTAAAGAATGTATTTTAGAAGTATCAGGTCTATATGATGGCATGATGGCTATATGGAATGCACTTGATAAAGAAGAAATTGGAATGGAAGGTGTTGGAGGCTTTTTAGTAAATGGCGAAAATACAATTAGAGCTATTACAGAAGCTGATAATGCGTATAACCTTGTCATAATGGTTCTTGCAGACTCTGGACATGGTAACGGAAAGGTTACTGTTACTCAAAAAATGGAGGATACATCATCTAAAAAAGGTAAATACTATTGGTGCGAAGTTGCAAGCGTAAATGGTAATCTCGTAACTATTCCTAAGTCTGAATTTGAGGGTATTACGCCAACTGTAGGTGATGAAGTTGTACAGATGGGTAATACAGAGAATCCTCTTCGTCAGAGCTTGATATATATGTCGGCCGCCGAGGATGGCAAGCCTAAGATTGAGATATTAGGTGGAGTCAAGACTAAGTCATTTGCCGGAGCGTCTCGCTCTGTATTTGGGAATTTAGATCATATAACGGACCCGGATTTTCCGGATAATATGCAGCCGCACGATAATGGTGTATATACAAATAACGGTTATTTCAAAGGCATCTTCATCCTTCGCAACGGAAAGACCATCGAGCAGGAGTTTGAGTCAACCAACAAGGAAATAGACATCGCCAAAACCGATGCGAAAGCTGCTCAGGACAGATTAAACACTTGGGCAGATGATGGTGTAATATCCCCGACTGAAAAGACCGCGTTAAAGCAGGAAATGGAGGCATTAAAAGCAGAAAGAGATTCTATTCTGGCTAATGCAACACGGTATGGCATTGATACCGTTGCTTATCGGAATGCTTTCAACGATTACTATCATGTGCTTGAAACACATTCGGCGAGCGAGCCAGAGAACATACCGGTTAGCGCTTCATTCAAGACTCTTCAACAGGCTTATTATGACCAGCAGCGGACAATTATAGATGCGATAAACTCCGCTTCATACTCTTATGTTGGGGAAAAGGTTAAGATTGAGACTGACACGATTATGGAGGCTTTGCCCGGGCAGATTACGTTGGCTGTGAAGGGTGAGGTGAGTAAAATAAAGGTGGGGGATGTTAACTTGCTGAAAGGTTCTAATATTGAAACATCAAATCCGTCATATAGAGTTGCAGAATATAGGTATGATGTTAGGCCTGAGATTGGTAAAGAGTATACTTTAACCCTTTGTTATACTCTTGGTGCTAACAATTGGGGTATTGGTGCATTTTCGGATATTGGTTCTTCTAAAATTGCGCAATTTGAAACTCGTGGAGAAAGAATAATTGAATCTAAGAGAGTCGAAATAGCACGCATTTTATCAGGAGATGGCATAAGTTTCTATCAGTTTGAGAATGGAAATTATGGTTCAATTATACATTGGGCCGTTTTAGCAGATAGCAATGTAGGTGTAACGCAGTGGATTCCGTCTGCAAGCGAGCGGGGAGTAGGTATTAAGAACTTATGCTCTTATAGTAACATTGTAAAAGCAGGATTTACATATGCTTCACGTTATGACGATGATGGAACAATATTAATGCTACCGGGGATTTTACACTCAGAATCGTATAATGCTAATAAGGATATGTTCGGTTTGACCTATGACCCTCAAAAAAGGTATTATGTGTTTATAGATCATTCTGTTCTATCATCTACAATTCCTAATGGCACAAGAAGTATCTTTTTGCGGATCGTATACACTGATGGCACAAGCGAGGACATGTCGGTATTTAATGACAGCATAGGAAACAATTTCATCCTTACATCAAAGGCTATTAGATACATATTGGGTTCTTATGGTACTTCTGTCTCGACTTACTTGCGTATTGGAATATTTGAAACCAATACTCCTGTAACCTGGAGCCCAGCCCCAGAAGATCTTAACTACATTGCCAAGACCTACACCGACTCAGAGATAAAAGTTACGAAAGGGTTAATTGAAAGCAAAGTCTCCCAAACCGACTTTGACGCTCTCGGACAGGTTGTATCCAATCAGGGCACTGAGATCTCTCAGACCAAGACGGATATTAACCTTGTATCAACGGTATCGGGTAATGCACGTTTGATTGCCCTTGCTATGAGCAAGGGTAAGATGTTGAATCGTGATCCGGAGTTTAGGAGCGGGATGAACGGCATTGGAACCTACAATAATAGTGGTAATGGTATGGTTGCAGTTGAAAGAGTGGCAGATATTAATTTGCCTAATCAATCCGGATATAAAATTAAAATTACGACGTCTGGGGCTGTAAAACCGGGTTTAGGTGGGTTTACTTTTGGCACTCAAACACGCGCCAATGCTGTATTTATAACTCGGTTTATTGCATGGGTTCCTGTTGGATATAGAATTGAGTGGGCTACAAACTCTACGGGTAACGGTGGTACATCAAAATGGCTCACCAACAATGTCGGGACTGGCGACTGGGAGGAATATGCATTATATGTCAAGTGTGGTTCAAGTGGTACATTCTCTTCTACTAATTATTTTTATTTAGCGGGAGGTGATGGCAGTTTACCCGTCACCTGGTACCTTGCCTTTGCCACGGTTTATGACGCCGGCTCTATTGATGACACTCCTACAAAGGATGAATTAAAAACGGGAATCACTATTAAGCCGGGTGCTATCAATATATTCGGGAAAGATATCAGTATTGCAGGCATGGTTACTTTTTCCGGCTTGTCGGCATCCGAGCAGCAAAATTTCAAGGGTAATACAGGACCACAAGGACCGCGGGGTCCGCAAGGTCCAACTGGACCTACCGGCGCTACCGGTGCTACCGGATCTATTGGTCCTATTGGCCCGCAGGGACCACAGGGATCTCAGGGGCCTAAAGGAGATACCGGTGCTAAAGGTCCGCAAGGAGATAGAGGTCCGCAAGGGCTTCCAGGGCCACAGGGTCCTCAGGGTGCAACTGGTCCACAAGGACCTCAAGGACCGCAGGGATTCTTGGACGCTACCGCTATGCGTAACTTGCAGAATGATTTCGCAACGAAACTCGGATACTCTTCGTATGACCAAATGGCTTCGTATGCTACTCAGGGTAAAACAATTATCAATGGTGGATTGATTCGAACGAACTTGATAGATGCAACCGCAATCGTTACCAATGCCTTAGCGGCTGGTCGAATTACAACAGGAAACATTACGGTAACGAATGGTGCTCAAATTGGGTATTTTACGATTCAAGATAACGGATTGTATTCAGATGGACTATCTACTGTGATTACAATGAAAAATTCTTCCGGTCAGGTTATTATAATACCTCAGATGATTACTATAACTCGTAATGACGGTGGAGCATCTATATCTACATCAGGTAATAGTTATGTGGATTTGAACGGTACAAATATAAATCTTGCAGGCACCGTAGCAGTCAATATCAATAGTAAGTTGATTACAAATGGTATCGTCAAGATGACTCAGGGGTTAATATTTAGAACTCGGGTTATATCATCATCTATCGCTTTGGATAGTAGTGATTGCTTTGTTGTATGTACTAATTCTGGTAGTATAAATGTGACCCTTCCAGGATATCCAGAGGTTGGGCGATTTATCTATGTTCGTAGAAGGAATGGAAATGTAACTATTTATGGTGGAACAAATAGTATTTACTCAAACAAAGTATTATCGTCAGCTACTTTAGGTAATAACTCAGACCTATTTATGTTTGTCTTTGATGGGACATACTGGATTTTAAATTATTGTGGAGTTTAATATAAATATATAGAGTATGAAAATAGATTTTAGAAAGATCGTGGTTAACGATATCGAAGGCAACGTCTTGATGAAAGAGGTTGAGAAGAGAGACTCTGAGGGCAACATTGTCGGGACGGAGAGAGTGATTGATTACAAAGATGTAAGCAAGGACTTAGGTAATGCTATTTACTTTAATGTGAGTGACATCAAAGATCAGGAGATCGGCAGAAAGTTATATCTTGAAGGTGAGATTGAAGTCGATGGTCCCACTGCTGCTCTGATTAAGAAATTTGCAGATCAGATTTTCTATGCTTATGTAAAGTCCGCCCTCTTCAAATTGCTGGATTCAGCTTTGAATCAAAACAAAGAATAAACTTATTATAAACTTAAAATTAAAATGTT